TTGTTTTTCAGTTAGCTCTTCTAAAATTTTAGAGCGAACTTGTTGAGCAAAAAAGCAGTTTCTATCGACAATGTAGGTATTCGCCGTAAAATAGGTGTGGCAGCCACGACAGTGGTAGCGTTGTTTCGCTAAAGCAAGATAAGTCAGTTGGTTCGCACATTTATTAAGTTGAATGAGCGATTTTTTCTTTCCGTTCTTAACGATCATGCCTTCATGATTCATCTGTTTACACAAAGGACAGCGACGAATTTCTTTACTTAACGTCGCAGAAACAACAAGACTCTTGATATTCTTAATGCTCTTCGATTCCACATTTGTGATGAAAATGTTTTTATCTTTGATTCCAAGTAGTAGTTTGATATGATGAAGATCAGGCATACAGAACGCTCCTTTGATTGTGTTGTGGTGATTCAATTCTAACGGAGCTTCTGTATGTTTTGTTTTTTCATGCTCAAAAGGGACCGATAGAATGATTTTCTATCAGTCCTAGAAATTATAGAGCCTTGTTTCCATATATTCTATAACATCAAGTTTAAATTTTGTAGTGTAGCTTTTGCCACCTCCAACCAAGCCTTCCCAACCATGATAGTTATAAATCCTTACCCAATGTCTAACCAGTGTACGATTTATTTGATATTTATGTGCAAGATATTTGTAGCCGCCTTCGTTATTTAAATAGTCTGAAACTACTTTTTTCTTAAAAACAAATGTATATTTCCGCAAAAAAAGCACCCCTTTTAATTAGATTTCTAGTCTAACTTTTGGGGTGCACATCATTTTTGAGGGGAAGTACATATAGTTGTTGATATAGTTGCTAATATTGTTAGCTAATTTGTTAGTAAAACTGTATACGAATTTAGATAGTAAAAAAACAGTTTGTTCCTTATATAGAGGCACTTTTACTACTGATTAAATGTCAGATATGCTTACAAATATACTTATAAATATGCTTACAAAATTAGCTAATATTTCCGTTGACAAAGCTTTGTTACTATTGTTAAACTAAATTGACTAGCAAAAGTGAAACATAAATTTATTAAATAAATGTAAAAATTAGGAGAAATCAATGTCTTATAGAGTACAATTAATAATTTCAGAAGATGTAGAAAGTCAGCAATTTGGCACTAATGTTATTAATAAAGTAATTAATCCAGCTCTTTCTATTAATGCGCCTTTAATTCCTACTGCTTTATCATTTTCTGTAACAGCTGTGGTGTCTGAGATAGAGGATACAGAAAAGATAAAAATAGTAGAAATTGAAGTTTTAAACAAGAATGAAAAACAAATTTTTTCTACGGGTGAAGTATCGGTAAGCTTGCCTCCTCAAGTTAACGATATAAACTTTAATATAAACGCCAGAAATGTCTTGGTTGAAGAAGCAGGAGAGCATTATGCTGTTGTTAAATTTAATGGAACTGAGATTGGAAGGCAAATCTTTGATATCAAGGTCAACAAACCAGTGGAAAAAAATTAAGGAGACGATACGGATGCTTGATATAGTACCATCAAATACACATCGGAGTGGTAGCTTAATAAATTTTGCTGCGATTTTTGCTTGCGCATCGGTAATTCTAGCATCTCCAGTTGTTGTGGATGCAAGTTCTACTCCGAAAACTAAAAATGATAATCAACTTGTAATTACTACAAAAAATGAGATTAACACAATTTCAAGTAATGATGGCAAAATTTTTGATGTGATAAATACGGTTTTAAAAAGAAAAGCTGAAATCAATATAAAATATGATGAAGATTTAAACTTGTATTTCTTTGTTATCAAAACAACATCTGAATTGTTTTCCTCAGATTACGATGTTTTGGATACTCTCGATAATGTATTATCTGACTATAAATATATGGGGAAATCTGTAGTAGCAACTTTGGGGGAATAAAATGTTTGACTTTAATGAATATTTATCTATTTCCAAACAAATTGAATCAGATGATAAATATAATTCTAAAGAATCTTATAGAAGAACTGCTGTTTCAAGAGCATACTACAGTGCTTTTAAAAAATCTGATGAGTATTTGAAAGAAAATTATGATATTATTTATAATGGAAGTAGCGGAAAAGGAAGCCACCAAACCGTTTGGAATTTGTTTTCAACAGTTAAGGAATTGAATACCTTAGGAATACATAATAGTGGGTATAGAATGTTAGAGAAAAGAAAATGTGCTGACTATATTCCTAATGAAACCATTACGAAAACAGATATGGCGCTGATGAATCGAGAAGCAGAAAAAATAATAAACAAACTCACCTAATGAATTTCAAGCGAGTTTGTTTGTTATTTTTTTATTTAATCTTTGTATCTTTCTGGATCAACGAAAGTATACTTTATATAGTCATAACGCCGATGATCGCTACGTGCGTCCGGCACGTCAGTCACGATATCAAACAAAAAGTATACACCCTTCTTCATTCTAGTTTTCGCAGCAGGAATTTTGAAATAGTTCTTATTAGAATAGTAGAGATTGATTAATAAGCTATCTTCGATTGCTAAAAAGAAAACTTCTGAATCCCACACCTTATAAAAATCTTTGACAAATCTATTCGAAGGATCGAATTTAAACCATAATTGTGTTTTTCCTTCCATTAACATATAAAGTTCACCTCAAAAAGAGTATACGAACAAATGTTTGTATTGTAAATAGAAAAAGATGAGCTAAATTAAATGCCCATCTTCTTTGATAGATATTATAAATCTAATAATTCTTGTTTCTTTTTATTAAATTCTTCTTCTGTAATGATTCCATCATCCAATAGTTCTTTATATTTTCTTATTTCTGAAGCTGAGGAAATTGTTGATGTATTGGAATTTGTAGCAGAAATATTTCTTCTTTTTAAATTATAAATAATTTCGTTTAAAGAATCACTTATCCTATCAACAGTATCTTTATCAACTGCAACATTCAATACTTTACCAAGAGTATCAATAGTTAATGTACCCAACAGCACTCCTCTTTTTTTACTAATATTATTTAAATTGTCTAATATAATACTTTGTACATTATTGCCTATCATTTTTTGTTGAGCTACAATTAAACGTTTATTAGTTAATGCGTATGCATAATTATTGTCATGCTTAGTTGATGAGATATAATTATGCAATCCTACAAAGCAGAAGATTACGTATTCGTCACTGTTAAGTTGATCTGATATTAAGTTAAAATGATGAGTTGTCCATTTTTTAGTCATTCCTTTACCGTAGCCGTATTTAAGACAAAATTCTACCATCTCTTCAGTGGTTCTCATTCTATCATTACCTATATCATGATTGTTTTGTGCAGTATGATCAGATATGTTTAATTTTCTTTTTTCTGATGGATCCTTATCTAAATCTTCTAAATTCAAAGATCTTATTATTTTATAAGGAGTAGTCATACCGTAACCAGCTTTTTTCATACAATTGCCGCAAACAATTTGTTTATCTTTGATTTTATATGAAGTTAAGCCAATTTTACCTCCGCACTTTGCACATTGTTTACTCACATTAGTTCCTCCTAGATATCAGCTTTCTACTACTATTAACATTCTATCAATAGTGACCATACTTTGACCATACTTTTTAGAAAGAATAGAAAATTCCAAGATATTTAATAATAGAAGAAAAGCACTAACATCATGGGTTCAGAAGAATTGAGAGCTTATCAGGAAACAGTATAATTGAAGTGTCTGTTTATCCAGTAGCTCAAGAAGCTTAATAAATAAACTGCTCTATCTCTTGTGTAGCAAGGGATGGAGCTTTTTTGTAAATTATGGGATTTTTTTTGACCATACTTTTGACCATACTTTCTTAGAAGTTAATATAATTTGTTAGTTTTTGTGTTGTTTCTTCTTTTTTGCTGTTAGTAATGTGTGTATATGTGTCCATAGTAGTTTTTATATTTGCGTGGCCCATTCTTTCTTGGACTTCTTTGTGATCTGCGCCTGCCTCATATAGCATTGATGCATGTGTATGTCTAAAACCATGCAGACCGATATAAGGTAAGCCGGCACGCTCACGATATATATTGTATCTTTCTGCCACTGACTGATTAATTGTGAAATTATTTTCGTCATTGGTAAACAAATAATTAGCTTTAGTAAATCCTAATTGAAATAAGTACTTTCTTTGTTCGAGCTTCCAAAATTTTAGTTGCTTTATAGTTTTTTCATCTAAATAAATTATTCGATTTGATTTTTTGGTTTTAGGAGTTTCAGATATATAATATTTATCTGAACGAGCTACAGTTTTTTTAATGGCCATTTCATTTGTTTTAAAATTAATATTGTCCCAAGTGAGTGCTAATATTTCGCCGATTCTACATCCGCTGAATGCTAATAGTCTAAAGAGCGTATAGTCTCTGTTTTTAAAATATGGATTCTGTTCTTGAGATACTTCATTTAGAAATAATTCCAACTGTTCTTTTGTATATAATTTTAATTTCTTTTCTGTTTTAATTTGTGGCTTTGGAATAAGTAAATTTAATGTTGGATTATCAGATGTTAAACCAATATTTATAGCATACTTAAAAACTTTATTCATATAGTTTATGAAAAGAGGGTACTGCTTTGAAGTTCCTTTTTCACTCCAATCATTTACTACCTTTTGACAATATGCCGTATTAATTTTAGAAAGCTTAATATTTCCAAATTTGGGATATATATGTTTATTAAAGATTATTTTAGTCCTTGAATATGAACTTTCTTTTACAGTTTTTTTGTAGCTTTCTAGCCATAATTCTGCTGCTTCTTTGAAAGTAGTATTTGTACTTGTGGGCATTCCTGTTTTTTGTAATTCTAGTTCTAACCTAGAAAGTGCTGTTTTTGCTTCTTTTTGTGTTCTAAATCCTCGTTTAGTAGTATATTTTTTCTTTCCAGTTAGCGGATCAATACCGAGATAAGTTTTAAAGTACCATGCTTTTTCGCCATTTTTCTTTTTATATTGTTTTATCATTGCCATCAATATTACCCCTATTCAAATTCTAATTCTGCCATGCTATCATTGAAAAATTCGATCAGTCCTTGTTCCTCTATAAATTCAAGCCATATTTCCTTCCCGTTAATTAATGGAACTCCTTTTTCTTTACGAATTGTTTGATACAAGTTAGTCACGACTTGTTTCCACATTTCTAATACAGCTTTATCTATTTTCTTATCATCCCAGCGTTTTTTTTGGGGTCTATTTTTGTTTTTTTCAATTTGATAATTAGTAGCTTTGATGATAAATGTTTCGTATCCGGTTGTGCTTTTTTCTAACCATTCTTTGAATTCTGTATATATCATTTTTGTTCACCTTTCTATTTTTGAACGTATGTTCTTTTTTGCTTAAAAAATTTTAGAGAGCTGCATAACAATAGATGCGAGCTTTTAATAATTCTTTCACAAGTGGTTCGAAGCGAACGCTTAAATTGTTATCTTCTATAAATTTCATGTAATTGATATTGTGTGGTTCTAATTCAGACTTTGCAATATATCTATCTAATAATTTTTCAATCATGAAGCGATCAGCCTCATATTCCATTTTTGAATGGAGAGAGAATGCTAAGTTATATAAAAAATAATTATCATGATGTTTAGAAGCGTGTCCTAATTCATGTAATAAGGTTCTTTGTCTTCTATACTTAGATAAATTAGCTTTTATTACTATGGTATTCATACAAGCAACATAATGGCCATCGGCATCAAGGTTTTCACGCTCTTCTACCTTAACGCCGAGTTCATTAATTATCATTTCAATTTGACTGTCCAAATGACTCACCTACTTATTTAGTTATCTTTTTTCTCTAAATATGCTTCAATCATAGCTGATAGTATTTCCCTATCATTATCGGTGAGCGGTTTTCCGTCGCTACTCATAACAGATGCTAAAGCTTCTTCCACGGTTAGTTTTCTTTCCTCTGGTGCAACTCCCGCGTTAGGATCATCTGTGCGTCCTAGCAAATAATCTGTTGATACATGGAAGTAGTCAGCAACTTTTTGCAAAGTTTCTATTTTAGGACTTTGTGTCTTCCATTTATAAATAGAGTTTTTTCCAAATCCTATTCTATTTTCTAATTCAGAAATAGAAATACCTCTTTTTTTACAGAGCTCTTTAACCCTTTCGAAAAGCATGTCAAATCAACCTTCCTAGAGCGTACGATAATAATTTATACAAAAAGATAGAAAGGTAGTTGACAAATCTATCCAATTGTCTTATATTTAACTCGTAAGCTAATTTAATAAGCTAACAAGCAACAAGAAATACACCTAATAAAATAAACGAATTCGAGGTCGGCAAACTAAGAATGTTAATTTTTAGGGTTTTTCTAGGCTTATTTAACTGTATATAAATATAAGACAGTTGGATAGAAATGTCAATAAAAATTAGCTAATTTTATTAGCTTACATATTTAAAGAAAAGGAGGAAACATCATGAAACAAAATAAAAAAACTCCTTCCGCAAAAGGAGCTTTAATAACTTTAAATTTTAAAGACCAAAAGTTTAGTGCTGTTGTTGATGAAATTCATCCACAAGAGCATCAAAAAAATTCTTTTGCAACTGACGAGAAAAAGACTCAGAAACGCTCTGAGAAAGTTCTTCGAATAATTCAATTTCTGTTGGAAAAGATTCGTCATTTTGGAAGTCTATTTTGAATTCTTTATTAACAGTCTTGAATACGGTTTGTTTGAATAAGGCGTCGACATCCATATTAAATTCTTCCATACTATTTTCACCTCGCTTTCTATTCAAAATTATATCAAAGAAAGGAATGAGCAAAAATGAACACACCGCAAATTTTTAACTTTGAACAACATGAAGTAAGAACAGTAACAATACATGATGAACCATTTTTTGTTGGAAAAGATGTGGCTAAAGTTCTAGGGTACCAAAATGGTAGTAGAGATATTAACAGACACGTCGATGTAGAAGATCGGCAAAACTACCAAAACGGTACTTTTGAATCGCCTAGAGGGTTAACTATTATTAACGAATCAGGTTTGTACTCCTTAATTTTAGGAAGCAAACAACCAAATGCTAAGAAATTTAAACGTTGGGTGACTAGCGAAGTGTTGCCAGCAATTAGAAAACATGGAGGTTATCTAACTCCAGAAAAAGTAGAAGAAGCTTTGCTTAATCCAGATACAATCATCCAATTAGCAACTAAGTTGAAAGAAGAACGTACTGGAAGACTAATCGCAGAACAAAAAATTGCAGAATACGAACCCAAAATTTCGTATTTGGATAGTATCTTATCTTCTACAGATTCAGTAACTATTAGTCAAATCGCGGCTGATTATGGGATGTCTCCACAACAGATGAACAAACTACTTCATAAGCTAGGTATTCAGAAAAAAGTAGGCAACCAATGGTTATTATGCAAAAAACACATGAGACAGGGTTACACAAAATCTCATACAACTGAGATTCCGAAATCTGATGGCGGAACAAAAGTTGTGATGAATACAAAATGGACTCAAAAAGGGCGTCTGTTCATTTATGAGTCGCTGAAAAAAGAAGGATATATTCCAGAAATCGATTTATTAGAGGAGGAATGACGATGTCACAAGAATTTATTTTGAAAGTCAGAATTCAATTAGCAAAATACGGAAAGTCTCAGAACTGGTTAGCTGATACTATCGGAATTTCTAGACCATATATGTCGGACATTATGAATGGGCGTAGAAAACCAGATAAACAAATCAAGCCAATTGAGGCAGCACTAGCAGAGTTAGAGAAGGAGAAATAACATGCAAATAACAATTCCAGATAATTTAGTAGTTTCCGAATTAACTACACAGATTACGAATGCTGTTCTTAATTCATTGGACGAACGATTACACCTTATGAACAAATCAGTAGAGCTTCCTCCATATCCAAACAAATCAGAGGTAAAAAAAGTTTTAGGCATTGGTGATGACAAATTAACACATTGGATAAGCCTAGGCTTAAAAACACAGCAGTGGAGCAAGTTAGACATCAGAATTGAACGATCGGAACTCCAAAGATTTTTGAAAGAAAACTTTGAGTTCTAAAGGCAAAGGAGAATGATTTTATGTCCTACACATTGCAACAAGAACATCAAATTCTAGGTCTGATTAAACAGCGTAGAAAACAATTACAAGATGATCGTGCAGCGCTTAGAAAATCCGATGAGCTATCAGATAGACAAGCTGAACTAATTGCTTCTGAACTTGAGGATTTGAGAATGCTAGAAATAAAAAATAGGGAGATTAGATTATGAAGAAGACAGACACACTTTTTATAGGATTCATTTTGGGGTTATTAGTGATTGTAGCGCACCAAAGTATTATCGGAGGAAGCTTGTTCGCAGCATTGATGGTTTTAATCAATCTGCTTGACTCAAAAGAAAGGAGCAACTATGGCACGAGAAGAAGCGCTAAAAATCGGTAAAGTGATTGCTGATAATTGGTGGGCAAATAGCCGTTCTATTATTTTAAGCAAGCAACATATCGAAAAGAAAAAAGCATGGCAACAAATAAAAAAGTGACTCCGCCGACCAAAGCAATGAGTCACTCAAAAAATCATAACTAAGGAGATTTTAACATATGGAAAATGAACTTTCCACTCTAGATCAATATTTGGCCGATCCTGATTGGGGCAAATCGAATTTACAACTGGTTGCTAACAAGTACGAAAAATCAATTGATGAAGCAATTGTTGCATTGACTGATGCAGCTTCCATAACCGCTGATGACAGTAAATGGACCAAGAGAGACTTGGGCATTCTAAAACGAGGCGTTAATTGGCTTGAAGATCAGTACAGAGAAGAAACAAAAGAGAAGTGATATGAGTGTTTAAACCACTAATAGATTCATACTCGGCGGTACTAAAGAAATTTAAAGGTAACGACATTGGTGCAACAATCAACGAAGAAGTAAATATCGAACGGCTGAAAACGATGTATGACGGATATGATGGCGATCGAGTCATTGAAATTCGCTTTATTGATCCACGACGGTTCACAGTACAGCAAAGAAACTTCATCTATGCGCTCATAGGCGATATTTTCATCGATACAGGCATGCCAACGGACTTCTGGAAGGAATTCTTCTACTTCCGTTTTGAAGGTGTCACAGGGCGCGAAATAAGCCTCAAAGACGAATCGAATACAACCGTGAGTGATGCCAATATCTTAGCGAATATCATCCTAGATTTCATCTTTGAACATCATATTCCTTTCAAAGAAGGATATGAGATTTTACCAGCGAATCAAGAGTATTACTTCTACAAATGCATTACAAAAAGAGTCTGCTGCATCTGTGGCAAAACAGGAGCTGATATCGATCACTTTGACAAAGCGCTGGGAAGACGAAAGCGCAAAGAAGTTGATCATTCAGAGTACACATTTGCAGCACTCTGCAGAATCCATCACACAGAGAAACACAAAATAGGTGTGATCAATTTCAAAAATAAATATCAAATCAAAGGGATCAAGTTAAACCAGGAAACAATTAAAAAGTTAAGGATAGGAGGATAAATTTGGCTGAGATAAGTTGGATCAAACTTAAAACTACTATGTTTGACGATGAAAAAATACGATTAATCCAAGCTGTTCCTGAGTCGGATGCCATCATCGTTATATGGATTCGATTACTAGTTTTAGCAGGAAAGACTAACGACGATGGTCTGATATATATCCAGAGGAACATGCCTTATACCGAAGAAATGCTTGCTACATTGTTTGGCAAAAACGTAAATACGGTTCGCTTAGCGCTAACTACATTGGCAAATTTCAACATGATTGATCTAAGCAGTGATGGACTAATTGCCATCAGTAATTGGGAAAAACATCAAAATATCGAGGGTATGGATAAAGTAAGGCTAAAAAATGCTGAAAGAAACCGTAAATACAGGGAAAGAAAGAGACAGGAACGTCTCAAATTGGAAAATGACGTTAGCGTGACGTCACGTGACGGTACAGATAAAGATATAGAAGAAGATAAAGATATAGATAAAGAAGAAAAGAAAGGTAAGTATTCTGACGAACACTTACGCCTTGCTAAAAAGTTGCAAAGTAATTTAACTGAAGATTTTCCAAAAGAAATGAACAAAGTAGATATCGAAAAATGGGCAGACACAATCAGGTTGATGGAAGAAAGAGATAAAGCATCTATAGAAGCGATTGAGTATGTGATCAATTGGCTACCTACAAATGAATTTTGGTTTGGAAATATTAGAAGTGCTAAGAAATTGAGAGAAAAATTTGAGAAGCTCAAATTCGAAATCAAAGCAGACAAGAAGAATCATAAAAAGCAAAGTCAAAAACTACAGTACAGCAATCCTAGTGAATATGACGACTTGCCAATTTAAAAAGGAGATGCATCACATGGAAAGCCTAGCAAATGCTATGGAGAAACTAATAAGAAGAGTATTAGTGCAAAGCGGAAAATGTCCAGAATGTAGCGAACCTTTGTATAGTTGGCGAGCTAAAAATAAGGATGGTTCAGAACGTTGTAAACCAACATGCATGAGTTGTGGTTATAAAGCGTTACGTGTGAAAGAGGATATACAGACCGAACGGATATATAACGATAGCTTAAAAGCACGAGCGTTGAGTTTTTTTCAAAATGGTTCGGTATTAACAGATAAAACTTTGTTTAAATGCAAAATGGAAAATTATCACGTAGTGGATCAAGAAACAAAAATCGCTTTAGAAAAAGCAAAAAGCTATACGAATGAGGTTCTGCTGAACCATCCTGCACATTTCATTCTATCAGGGAAATCAGGAAGCGGAAAAAGCCACTTATCAATGGCCACAGCTTGGGAAATACTTGAGCGCTCAAATTATGACAAGAAAATACTTTTTATAAGCTATCAAGAATTATTAGAGCAAATAAAGTTTTCTTATAACAATACTGAACTGAGAAAAGAAATTGAAGGATCGCTTATAGCCGATATTAAAACAACTGATTTGGTGGTTTTTGACGATATTGGAGCTGAATTAGGTAGTGGGGTATCAAATAGTAGGCAGTTTACAAACAACACGTTAAACACGCTCTTAGAAGCCAGACAGAACAAGGCAACGATCATCACAACAAACTTATCTGGTCCTGAACTAAGAGAAGCCTACGGTGAAAGAATTGTTTCTAGGATATTTAAGAATTCAGAAGGTTATGCGCTGAAATTCCAACAAACAGCAGACAAGCGCATAAAACCAGTGAAAGGTAGTATCGCATGAATAAATACCGTAATAAAAAAACTGTTCATCGAGGTATCAAGTTTGATTCTATCGCAGAAGCAGAGTATTACGATCTAGCCTTGTGGCAAGCTGAAGCAAATGGCTGGAAAGTAAAACTTCAGGAAAGATTTGAGCTGATGCCGAAATTTGAACTAGACGGAAAGAAGTATCGCAAGATCGAGTATATTCCCGACTTCACATTTTATAAAAACGGCAAACTTGTCAAAGTCGTAGATGTCAAAGGAATGCAGACAAAAGACTTTAAGATCAAGGCAAAGTTGTTCTGTCATCAATATCAAGTGCCGTTGATATTAGCCAAAAAATATCGGAATACGTTCAAGGAAGAGCGTTTTTAACGAGGTGGTCCATCATGACAACAGAAGAAGTGATTCAAATGCGAATTCGAAGCCTTCGGCGTGAGATTGACGATCTGGAACGAACAAAGGCAGTGATGGTCAATGAAACGGCTAGAAAGGCAATCGATTTGCACATAGAGAATTTAAGAAGGGAAATCCGTAGATTGGAGGAATGAGCGTGGATAAGGAAGCGGCTTGGCGAAAATTAATGTTGCTGATTCAAGATGAGAACTGGCAAGAAGATGAAGCAGTGGTTGCTGAAGTTCAGCGTCTAGGAAAGATTGCTAACGGACGTATACGAAAAAAGCCAGACAAAAGAAAACAGCGCAAAGGGAAAATCGTCGTTGTTTTACACGAAGGCAAAATTTTGATGCAAGGAACAGCTAGTGAGCTGTCTGCAGAAACTGGATATACGCGTGGGACTATTCGAACGTACGCTTGGCGAAATCACACCGATCGAAAAGGGCACGAATATAAGTATTTGGAGGAAGAAAAATGAACGAAAACAAATTAATCAAATTGGGTGTAGCAGGAGCAGTAATCGTAGGTATTGGAGTTATCGGAGGATTTAAGTTCTTCGAAAAAATCGATAATGGATATGTGGGTGTGCGCTATTCAATGAACGGCGGTATCAAAGATGAAGCACTGACGCAAGGTGTGAAATTTGTAGGGATTGACAAAGTGATCCAATATCCAATTCGCTTGCAAACTATCCAATCAAAAAATATTTCAGTATCTACAAGCGACGGCAAAAAGACAACGATTGATATCAAATATGACTACAAAGTTGATTCAACTAAAGCAGCAAAAATGTACAAGGAATTTGGGAATATCACTTCGGAAGATATCGAAAGTGGATGGTTAAAATCTAAGCTTCAAAAGGTCGCTCGTGAAGTTTATGCGAAATATAGTCTGCTTGATGTCCTTTCAGGAGATTCCTCTAAAGTTGAAGCTGAGGTATTAACGAACTTTGCTAAATCAGTTGAATCTAAAGGGTTTGAAGTCGAAGACGTAACACTTGGTGTTCCAGATGTCGATAAAGAAACACAAAAATCAATCGATGCGATCATTCGAGCTGGTCAAGAAAATGAAAAAGCGAAGCTAGACGCAGAAACTGCAAAAACTCAAGCTGATAGTGAAGCTTACAAGAAAACAAAAGCTGCAGAAGCAGAGGCAGAATCTAATCGCAAAGTCGCCGAATCAGTAACAGACAATTTGATTCGTTATGAAGAAGCTCAAGCTCGCAAAAAGCATGGATGGGTAACAGTAAATGGAGCAGATACTGTAGTTACGGATGAAGCAGGCAAATAATATGGGATTCTTTATGGCTAAAATTCTCTTGTTCTTAGGTTTAGTAGGAGCAGCATATCTCGTGTATGCGCTCCTTTCCCAAACTGATGACAAAGAAGATGACAACAACGATGAAATGAAATTTTAGGAGGAGAAATAATGGACGAACTAATCACAAAAGTAGAGCAGTGGGCTAAAGACAAGGGACTGGATCAAGCAGATCCAAAAGCACAGTTTTTGAAAGTAGCTGAGGAATTCGGGGAAATAGCTTCGGCGATGGCAAGAAGTAATGATGAACTATTTAAAGATAGCGTAGGAGACGTTATCGTCACGCTGATTATCCTTTCCATGCAAAAAGGGACAAACGTACAAGAGTGTTTAGAAATGGCATACAACGAAATCAAAGGACGCACAGGGAAAATGGTAGATGGTGTATTCGTGAAGTCGAGTGATTTGGAGGATGTGAAATGAAATACGAAATACCACTAAGTGAAGCGGGCATTCAAGCAATTATCAATGGTCGGGAGGTTAACATAGAACTTCCTGATGGTACTGAATTAGTCATCAGACAAAGTTATTTGAAAGATATGGCAGCTCCAGTATTAATTGATCGTTTTAACGTGACTGATTCTGTGGTAGAGAACCACTTAAAAGAATTTCGATCAAGTATAGACAACACTTTCAGATTAGGGAGTTGATTGACAATGAACACCAGACACCGCAGAGTAGCAAAACTAAGAAAACAGGAACTAAATGTACTAAAGACAAAGTTTGAAAAAGAATATGGAATTTCAGCAGAAGAAACATATAAAGTGGCAAGTCAGTTTGTTGCTGATGCAAGTGATGCTATTCGTAAGTTTGGGATTTCGATATTAAATGATGATCGTAAATGGGAGGAAATGAGATGAAACTAAAAGACGGATTTTACGCTAGCAGTCACGGTATCGGCGGTTTAATGCTAGATATGCCGACAAAGAACCCTAAAACACGCAAGAAATCAAAATTCAAAGTCGGTGACATGGTCCGCTGTGAAGCAGAAGAGTTCGTTTATCCGTTCAGAGGATACGTTAAAAAGATACTGTCAAACTCAGCAATCATTCGTATTGAAAATACAATGAAGTGTGATCGTTCGACTGCAAAACACAAGCATTATTTAGCTGTAGCGAGATTAGTTGACATGGAAGTAATCAAGAGCAAATAAAAAAAGCCGGATCGCTCCGACTGATTCAATAAATCCAACACATTTATTATATCACATAAAGGAGCGGTTTGACTTGATGCAATTGTTACGAGAGGTAGATTTCAAACAGACAAGATGTAATGCGAGAGATGTGCTGAAGAACTTTCGGCGTTTGGAGCGGATGGCAGGTCGCTCTTTGATAGATATTAAGTCGCCGATTATAACGGATATGCCGAAGGCACCGAAGCATGGCAATAAGGCAGAAGACGCGATTATTCAGATGATGGATATAGAAACGGAGAGAGATGCGATTCTAGCGGCTTTGATGGCTCTTAGTCTGATTAGTCGTCAGATACTCTACTACAGCTTCTGTGTGCCAGATAGCTTCTCAAACTACAGGATTAGCCGTGAAGTGGGTTATTCAGAAAGAAGCATACAAAGGATGAAGTCGGAAGCTCTAATAGAGTTTGCAGAAGCGTATAAACACGGAAGAATAATTGCTTATAAATAGGGGGACCATATAATGTGGAAAGATTATGTATCGTTGAAAGAGTTGAAAAAAGATCTTGTTTTCAAAAGAATTGTAGAATGGTCAGAGAGTGAATTAATTTTAGAAGATGGAACCAAAATGGAAGTTGTATGTAGCGAATCAGATTGCTGCGCATGGGCCGAAGGTGAATTCAAAAATGTAAAGCTTGATGCAGTGATTACAGATATAAAGATTTTTGATAAAGGTAACCGTCTCTATAATGGTGACGGACATACCTCTTATGCTGAAGTCGTTGTTTATCATAATCGTAATGAGATCGCTAAAGCAGAATGCACAGCGAATGATGGGAATGGCGGCTACTATTATAGTGTTTGTGCTTTAAAGGTCAAAGACAAACTTTGTATAGTGACTGACGCATAAAAAAATGGCGGTTTTTTGGCGGAATGATGGCGGTTTTTAGCCATTTATCAGTGATATTATGGTAGTGTCGAAAGATTAGTGATAGGTCTGAGACAAAATAATAATAAAAGGAACATCGTTTTATTATTGTTTCACAATTAAGCTTCGATAGACAGCAACGGAAATATTAAGAATAAGGATGTGAATTTTAACTCCTTCTAAATTGTTCTTATTATCTATCATCCGTTGCTGTCTATTGTTACATACAGATCGCTTAGGCGGTCTTTTTATTTTGGCCGAAAACCTACATTTTCGATGGCCGATTATTGGAGGAGGAATAGCATGTTCAAACTATCTGAAATCATTAAGAAGTCCGACGTTGAGAAATTAGAGATGTTAAAAAAGAAGTTGAAGAAATAGCAGTCTCTTCGTGAGGCTGTTTTATTTTGCTCACAAAAATAGACCACTATCGGGTAATAGTGGTCAGGAATTAAATGAAAAAGATGTTAGGGTTGTTAGCTAAGTATAACATCATAACGCTTACAAAACAATGCAAGAAGGATAAATTATTATGAGAACTTACTGGTATGTGTCATTAAACAATAAATATCCGAAGCCAATGAAAGGACAGCATAGGCGTGTAGTCATGTCTGTTCAAATGAAGGCGAAGTATTCGATTGTAGAAATGATCAGAGAGGCAACGCCAGTAGAGATTGATTATTGCAAGCTAGTCTATTGTGGGTGCGGCCGTTGGAAAGAGGATCATGTACAAAAAAATATCAGCAAGTACATATAGAGAGGCGGTGATTAAGGATGGAAAAAAGCGATACGAAAGCGAACAGATACAAACCTACTGCTGCAGAGAAAAAACTCTTGGAAGTATTGATAAATCCAGATAACTTAGGCAAACCGGTGCAAGAGTTGTGTTCACTGGCGAAAATAGGTAGGACCAAATATTACGACGCCATGAGCAAAGATGGCTTTGTTGATCTAGTTAACGAAACAACAATGGATCTGATCAAAGGAAAAGCTTCTGATGTCCTTAATGCCACTTACAAGTATGCATTGACTGAAAAAGGTCATCAGGATAGGAAAATGATTCTGACTATTGCTGGAATCTATGCAGACAAACAAGAACTCAAACATTCTGGCGGCGTCGATATCCGAAAACAGTATGAGAAAATGTCCGATGAAGAATTAGAAGAGTTGGTGAAACGGTATGAAAAAATCAACGACTCTTAATCGTGTTGAGTATGCCGTTGTTCAAAGAGAGCTAGCCATTCGAAAAGCTAGGAAAAGTTTTTGGCTATTCTGCCAGCTTCTTTATCCAGAGTTTTACAAAGATGATCGGTTGTATTTGAAAGATTTATGTCATACGCTACAAGATTTTTACGAAGATAAAATCGACAAAAAAATTTTGGTTATTAACATGCCGCCTCGACATGGGAAGACTTTTACAGCGCGGCTATTCGTTTTATGGATGTTTGGACAAAATCCAAAGACGAAAATTATTACCGGATCTTATAACCAAATCCTGTCATCTTTATTTGCGCAACAAACACGTGATGGAATCATGGTTGAAAACGAAAATGTTAAGGCTGAATACTTTAAAGATATTTTTCCAGAGGTGCAAATCAAATATGGAGATGCTGCAAAGGGTTTCTGGTCTTTAGATGGTTCAGAAGAAAAGAATTATTTAGCGACTTCTCCTGGTGGAACATCCACTGGTATTGGCGCGAATTATGTAATTGTTGATGACATCATTAAAACCGCAGAAGAAGCCTATAACGAGCGTGTTTTAGATTCTCACTGGGAATGGTATAACAACACGTTGGCCCAACGAATGGAACGGCCACGTAAACAGATATTGATTATGACACGTTGGTCAAGTAATGATTTAGCCGGAAAAATGTTGACGAGACGAAAAAATAATGTTCATCAGATCTGTTATAAAGCAGTACAAGAAGACGGCTCGATGTTGTGCAACGAGATTATGACCCACGATGAGTACTTAGATGTGGTACAAGAAATGAATGTAGATATTGCAGAAGCCAACTATCAGCAAGAACCAATTGACCAAAAAGGCAGGCTATATCAGAAGTTTCTTACTTATGATACGTTGCCTGATAACATTATCAAAATATGGAACTACACCGACACCGCCGACAAGGGTGCCGATTACTTTGCGTCTCCTGTTTTTGCTGAGACGTCTGATCATGATGCTTATATTATCGATGTCATGTATACAAAAGAGCCGATGGAAACAACTGAAATAGCCCACGCTAATATGATTATTCGCAATCGAGTTAATAAGGTACGGATTGAAGGAAACAATGGCGGGCGTGGATTCAGAAGAAATTCAGAAAGAATTACAAAAGAGCGAGGCTATCGAGGTGCAGTATTTGAAGACTTTCATCAATCGGATAATAAACTGTCTAGAATACTGGCGAATAGTGCTTGGGTGGAAAATCATGTTTACTATCCAGATGATTGGGCGACACGTTGGCCGGACTTTTATGAGGCTATGGTTAGTTATCAACGTGAAGGTAAGAACGCTCATGATGATGCTCCGGATGCAGTTACAGGAATTGCAGAAACGATTATAGAAGCAGATGACTTCGAGTTTATTGCTTATTAGGAGGTGGGTCTTTGTTTTATTCTGGAATCACATTGAAAAAATACAAACGTTTAAGAACGAAATATTCAACGCAAATCGAAGAAGGATTATTCGATCCTAACGCTTTTATGGAAGATATGAAACCCTTTTTCGATGATCGAGAAAGAAAGTATCTTGCTTATACTAGCGAGAAAAACGAGATCGACAGTCGTGAGAAACCAAAAACAAAAATCATTAAGGTCAATAACAAGATTCATGCGGGAATGTATTCAGTGGTCGTTGATCAAGCAGTTAACCATTTCACAGGAATACCAATTAAATGGGATTATGATGTTTCGGAACAGAAAAGGACATTCATTCAACGAATGAGAGACAAATTACTGGGTAATGATATCAGCGCCCCTTCTACCCCAGAAGAATTTGAAACACTCACGAGACAATTAAGTACTATGCGGTTTGGAATGTTAGACCCCGATACTGCAACATTTCAAGGAGCGACAGGGCTTGCTTTCAGATTACTGGAGCCTGTTGAGACAAATGATGGTTGGGAACTAAGAGCAAGCAACATTGAGCCGTGGAAAGCTGAAAAGTACGAAAACGGCGCAGTGTACATTAAAGAGAAATACGATCCATATCAAAAGAAGTTTTATGAAGAGATGAAGGTTGTCACGCCGAAATCAATATTTACTTATGCTCGATATACTGATTACCCTGGCACGGTACAAGGAGCATTTAAAACGCTGGGTAATGTTCCTAATCCTTTAGGCGTTATCAATCTTACGGAGTTTAAAAACAATACAAACCGTTACTGTGACTTTGAAGTTGCAGAGGAGATTAGTGATGCTATTGATCGTGTTTTATCTGATCAGCAGAACGAGATTGAACAATTCAAGTTAGCTTATATGCTGATCACTGGGGCAGATTTGTCCGAGGATAAAGCCAAGAAGATGATGGAGCAACTAGGGATCATCAATCTGAAAGACCCTAATGCGAAAGCCGGCTACGTGACAAAGGATCTACAAAAGGATTTCAACGAGTATCATTTTGATCTTCTTAAAAAGCAATTCTACACGGTGTGTAAAGCAATTGATTTCAATGACGAAGTCTTTAAGTCGAATAGTTCTGGGGAAGCCCGAAAGTGGCAAATCATTAGTTTAGAAGCTAAGACAAATACCAAAGAACAGTACTTTCGAGAAGGATTGAAAGAGTGTGCCGAGGTTATGGCTGCTTATTTGGATTTTGCCGAGAAAGTTACAATTGATCCGGAAAAGATCATTTTCACCTTCTCTCGTTCGCTTCCAACAGATTTAAGCTACCTAGCTGAGGCATTGCCTAAGTTGGCACCATACGTTTCTAAGAGGACGATTCAAAGTCAGATCCCGTTCGTCACAGATGTTGATTATGAAAACGAAATGATTGACGTCGAAAGCAGACAATCTTACCCAGACGGCGAGTATGGAGGTGGCATCGTTGAGTCAAATAGAAACGAAGTACTGGACCAAACGTCGAGAACTGGAAGATTTAGCAAGACTCAAAATGGAAAATCAAACGCTAAAGAAACTAAGTAGTGTCTTTCCTGATGCGTTGAAAGAAATTCAAGCGGAGTTATTATCCCAAGCTGATTTACACGATATTACCTATGCTGAGATGATGGAATTTTATAGTACAAGTGATCAGAAAAAATATCGTGAATACGTTGAAAAGAACTACAAATCACTGAAGATGTATGATGCAAAATACAAAGAGTTCATCGAAGAATACTTTCCTTCTTTCGACTACGCCAAAGTGAATCGGCTGCTTCAAATGAGGTCAGATATTTTTCGAATTCTTGCAGAGAGTGCAATAGATGCAGATGTGAATAAATATTTTTCGGATCGGTTAGAAGATATCTTGCAACGTTCGTATGTATCAAACGCAAACGTATTTGCCCAGATTTTGAACGTAGATTTGCCGAATTACTTATCAAAGGAAGAACTTGAACGTTACCTGAACTATCCTTGGTCAGGTAAGACATTCTCGCGTCGTTTATGGGGCAATATTTCATCTCTAGAACAAAAGCTATCTAACGCCATTACAACTAGTGTAGCAAGTGGCGAAGGAGTTCTCGTGGCATTACGAACAATGCGAGAAGACCCAGAAATATGCGATATGTTCAAAAGGGAGGAATCGAAGTACAACAAGGCGATCGAAAATCTTGTGAGAACAGAATACGCTAAATTCGCTCAAGATGGTATTGAGAAATCTTATATTGAAACTGGCGTAGACGAATACAATGTCTTAACTGCAAAAGATGAAAAGGTATGTTCAATATGCGGTGGCAAAGCAAAGAACAACCCATACAAGTTGAGTGAAGCGATCATTGGTGAGAACCGTGCGCCTTTTCATGGCCGATGCAGATGTACAGATGTTCCTAATATGCCGAAATTAGGAAAAGATATTGACGAAGAGTATGAGCGTTTATTTGGCGATTTATTAGATGAGTTTGCACATGATTCTTTTGGAATTAATTTGAAACGGAGGAAGTAGAATGAAAGATTTTTTTGAAGCAGTACTAACAATTAATGTAAATGCTGATATTGCAGAAGCCTACAAAACAGCTATTGAGTCTGAGAACCATCCTAATGGCTTGAGAGACCATTGGAATGGCAATTATGCCTACGTGGTTATTGGCGATCAAACTGTTAATTATCAAGATAATACTCCAGTTGATAAGAATACCGTTAATTTAACGATTCAATTATTATCTCATTCATTACCAAATTTAAAAGAAACAGTTGATTGGTATGAAAATATGGGATGTATTGTTGTTAGAACTGACTACAAAGAAGGAAAGTCTAGTAATTAGGCTTTTTTATTTTGTCCGAAATGACGTTAAACTAGCGCAATACTGGGCTTGGTTGAATGGTGGGGCGCAACTATTAAAACTCAAAGCAATGCGGGGCGTGAAAACGAATCGTGGGGCGAAAGGAGAATGATTATGAAACACAAATCATTAATGCCAATGAATTTGCAATACTTTGCCGAAGGTGACGATCAAAAGTTTTCTTTTGATGACTTCAAATCTTTTGTGGAATCCAATGAAGAAGCTCAAAAATTTATTCAGTCACAATCTCAAAGTGTTGCCGACAAACAATTGGAAGCTTGGAAACAAAATAACTTAGATAAAATTAAACAGGATACCATCAAGGAATATGAGGAATCTAAGAAAAACAAGTCACCTGAGCAAATTCAACTGGAAAAACTACAAGCTGAATTTGAAGCAGAAAAAGCGTTGCGTGTGACAAGTGATAATAAAGCATTTGTTGCAGAACAAATTGCTGGATTAGAACTAGATGGAGAGTTAAAAGAGTCTATTTCTCAATTTATGCTAAATAATCTTGTTAGTTCGGATACAGATTTCACTAAGAATGCTGTTGAAGGTTTTACAAGTGTTTTGAATGCAATTAATGAGAAACATGCAGATGCATTAAAAGAACTACAAATGAAGTCTGCATTTGGTGGAACTCAACAATCGAATAACCAGGTTCAGCAGAACAATGAAACATTAACAAATCCAGAAGAACAATTAGGACAAATTCTTCAACAATTTAACTAGGAGAGTGAAAAATTATGAAAAAAACATCTTTAAATAATTTAGAGTATTTGGATATTTCACCAGCGATTAATGCTATGCAAGTACCAAATACACCTTTTTTAAGCTATTTACTTGGTGCTGGAAAAACAGAGCCAGCAAACTCGACAGAAATTAAATGGCGTGAATATGATATCAACAACGATGATTCTTCTGAAAAACTTGAGGGCGGAGAATATCCAGATGCTGAATCAGGTCGAACTTGGTTTAACAACTATACTGAAATTTTTAGAAAATCAACCTCTGTATCTGGTACATTAGATGCTATTAATGTGAATGGAGTCGGAAATGAATTAACTAATCAAGTAGCACTACGTGGTATGGAAATGAAAATTGATTTGAACCGAAAATTGATTACTGGTGTAAAAGCTGATGAAAATGGTTCTAAAGGTCGTCGAATGAATGGGATTTTGAACTTGATCAATTCAGCAAATAAGGCAGAAACAGCCACTGCGGGTGCAGTAACAAGAAAAGATATCGATACTTTATTTAAATTGATGTATGAAAAAGGTTATATGGGAGAAAAACTATGCTTGATTTCTCCAGATATGCAGGAGTTAATGACTGATGAGTTAGATGGAAAATCAACAAAAATTGTTCAGTTCGGGGAAAGAGTAACTTTTGGATTGCAAATTGGAAATATCGTGTCTAATTACGGTACAGGTATTGCTCTACTAGAACCATCATTGCCAAAAGGAACAATTGCCGCAATCGATACTAATTATGTGAAACTACGTCCATTACGTGAATGGAGAGCAGAAGAACTTGCAAAAACAACGGATTCTAGACGTATCGGTCTTGTAGGTGAATACTCTCTTGAATACAATGCTTCAAACTCTGGGGCAATTTTAAATTTAAAGTCTGAATAAAAGGGAGTTAGTACTCCCTTTTTTGATAGGAGGAATTACAGTGGTAAAAAAAGATGAAACTAAAAAAGATGAAGTCGTGAAATATAGAGTAGGTAAAACTAAAAATTTTGTTGGGTTTGTTCATCCTAAAACTCGTAGATTTATCACAGCAGATTCAAATAACGAATTTATCATTTCTATAGATGATAAAGAAGCAATTGCAATTTTGGAAGATGCAATTGATGTTAATGAAATTTAGGAAGTGATCTGATGGATGAATCGCTAAAAACGGAAATCATTGAGTCTACAAAAGAAGATTTTCCAGATTTGAGTGAAGAACGCATAACTAATTTATTAGAAATAATTTTGCTAGAAATTGAATCATACAACACTTGTAAAAATGATATTTCATGGGAAAAGTTAAAAAGCGTGATTAGTGAAGTGTTGTATAAAATAATAAAAAATGAATCAGAAAAAACAGTATCTTCAGTTAGACGTGGCGATACAACGATTAGTTATGCTTCAACAACAAATGATGTTAGTGAGTTACTTCTAGGCTATGGTGATTTGATACGAAGAGTTATTGGTTGTGGAGGATTGGAGTTTTTTTAATGAATGAAGCAGATATTTTAGAAACTACTTATGAAGATAGTTGTATTATTGAAAGACTGACGGACATTGAAGATTCTAATACAAATATTACTATTCAAGATTACAAAAAAGTATATGATAATCCTATTTCTTGCGCTCTTTCACAAGGTCAAATCGATGGACTAGCAGTCATAGAAGATGGAGAGATGGTAAATGTTTCAACTGACACATATAAATTATTTGTTCATCCTAAGATTAAACTAAAAAAAGGAGATCGAATAACAATAACTCAAAAGGCCAGTGGCTTAATTTTTTCTCTATTTGCTACTAAGCCTTTTTACTATCCTAGTCATTGTGAAGTGAATTTGATAGGAAGTGAGAAAAATGGGTAATCTCAAATATGAATCAAATGCAGAAAAGATCATTGAGAATTTTAAAAATATGACTGTAATTGCTCAAAAAGAAGGAATATCCTTCGTTAACGATTCAATGAATAAAGTCGTTAGTTTAGCTAAACCATTAACTCCTGTAAAATCAGGTAATTTAAGGCGAGGATATCGTGTAGTAAAAGCTAGAAAACTATCAAGCGGTCGAATTGTTGGAGCAGTTATAAACAATGAACATTATTTTAAATATGTAGAAGAAGGTCATAGGACTAAAAATGGTGGCTTTGTCAAAGGGAAATTCATGTTAACTCGTGCAACGAATCTTGCAAATATGTCTTATATTCCTCGAAGATTTAAACAAATGGCAATAAAAATCGTTAAGAAAGGAAAGTAACATGAAAGATGAAATCATTGCTGCAATCAGTAGCAAATTAAAAGAAATCTATCCTGATGGGACAATATATCTTGATTCAGTTATGCAGTCAACTAAAGATTTTTATTTCGTTTTATCAGTAATGGAATCTGGAACTGAAAATGTAGGAATTGATATTCAAAATGTTTCTTTCTTAATTGATATTGCATTGATTGATAATAAACCTAATAGAAATTTAATTAATGAATTAGTCTCACGTTGTGGGACTTTTTTTAATACGATTACAATCGATGAGCAAATATTATTTCCAAAAGCCTATTTACCTGATGAAGCAGATGGTGTTCAACATATTCGTTTTACATTAGAATTTCCACAATATATTGAATGGAGTGAAAGATAAATGGGAGAAAAAAGAAGTAAAACCGGAATTATTTCTGTCGAAAAACCTACTTGGTTTCCTTTGGAAGATGAGACAGGGAATTTCCCGGTATATGGTACTGCGTTGCCAATGGGAACAGCAGTAAGTATCAAACCAACAGCTAATTATGAAACAACACAAGATTATGGGGATTCAGTGGTTCAAGATCAATTTACAGCTTTTGGTGGTGCAGAAGTTGAACTGGAAGCAAATGGATATACTCATAAAGTTTTATCTACAATTACTGGAGGGAAAATTGTTAAAGGTGGTGCCTTGCGTTCTGGAGAAGATATTGCGCAAGATGGTGCGTTTGCATATAGACGTAAAAAATCGAATGGGAAATACCGTTATACGGTCTTTTATAAAGGACAGTTTGCTCTAGATTCAGATGAAACGTCAACGATTGAAGGAAGTAAAGTAAGTTTTACTCATCCAACTTGGAAGGGTTCATTTGTAGATGTACCAGGACTTGGATATATGTATTCAGTTGATGAAGATGATGAAGGCGTGGATAAAGCAATGATCGGAAATTGGTTTACAAAAGTAGCAATTCCAATTGAAGAAGCAGAACTTTCAGGAGGTACAGAATAATGTCAAAATATCAAACAACGATTAAATTAACGAAAAAAGATGAAGAAGGTAAATATGAGCAAGTACAATTTAAATCTGCTGAATTTTTACCAGGAACAGTTGTAGAAGATGCTGCAGGAGTTATGGAAGAAATGCAAACAGCGACTGATAAACAATCAGTTAAAAAAGCTTTAAGTCGTGCTTATTCATTTATTGCAGATACTTTATTTGAGGGACAATTTACTGGTGAAGATTATTGCAAAGGAATTGATGCTCGTGAGATTGCCTCATTGACAGGAAAATTATTGAAGTCTGTTACTGCAGGTTTTGATGAAACTTATACAGAGACGAAAAAAAAGTAAGTGAGGCGCTCAAGTCACCTTCATTTAAGTATTCGATTACTTACCGAGAATTAGATATAAAGACGCAATTACTCGAAGCAGGTTGGACGTTACCAGAAATTGAACGTACTGACTTGGATGAGTTAATGCGTCTTTTTGCTTTTAGAGATGCGGTAAAAGAGCATGAAGATGTTGAGTACTATGATAATTTCACTCAATTTTAGGAGGTGATACTTTGAATAACGATGACCTAATTCTGAAGATGATACTAGATGAATCTGGTTTTACTGCCGGTATGAATAATGCTGTCAAAAAGTTGAACTCTTTTGATGAAACAATCGAAAGAAAAAGTAGAAATAGTGGCAGTTCATTAGGTAGTATTTGGAAAATATTTGCTGGAAGTTTTCTAGCTAGCGGAGTAACTAGAATCGTAGGAGCTGGCTTTGATCTAATCAAGGGTTCCATAAGTGGAGCGGTTGATCGAGTAGATACGATGAATAACGCTCTACGAAATTTCCAAAATATGGGATTTAGTAATTCAGAAATTATGAAGAATATCGGAAAGAATGGGCTTTTATCTCAAGGTATTCAAGGACTTCCTACTGCTTTGAATGATGCGATAAGTCATGTTCAACTTCTTGCTTCTTCTACAGGTGATTTAACTCGTTCAACTCAAATATTTAAAGCTTTAAATGATGGAATTCTTGGTTTCGGTGGTTCAACTGATCAAGTTAATGAAGCTGTTATTCAATTATCTCAAAGTTTCTCAAACGGAAAAGTAGACGCACAAACTTGGAACTCAATGATCAACGCTCAACTTGGACCTACTCTTTCTGCTATTGCTAAAAAGATGGGAATTACAATGGGAGATCTGAAAGAAGGTTTGTCTCAAGGTAAGATTTCTGTTGAAGAATTCCAAAATCAATTAATAGAAATGGATACCAAAGGTGGCGGAGGACTTAAATCATTAAGTCAAATCGCTAAAGATTCTACTAAGGGAATTAAAACCTCTATACAAAATGCAAAAACAGCTGTTACACGTGGTGTTGGTGAGGTAATAGAAGGATTAAATAAAGCATTAGTAGATTCAGATTTAGGTGGATTTAAGGGAATTATTGATAAAGTGGGCAGTTCAATGGAATCGTTCTTAAAAGTAATTGCTGCAAATATTCCTACAGCAGTATCATTTTTAAGTAATTTATTTAACGAAATTCAAAAATTTGGTTCTGCTTTGAAATTCATGATGCCCTTTCTTGTTCCTGCAGCTACCGCTTTTGGAGCGTTCATGTTTCAACTTAAAGGTATACCAGCAATAATAAAAAGCTTCAATAATTTTAAGAATGCCATAATTGGCGTTGGAAATTCATTAAAGATTATGGGGGCAATAGCTGCTGCTAATTCATTTGTTTTAATTATTGGTGCAGTCGTTGGTGCAATAGCTGTTTTCGGTTACTTTATGGCAACCAATGAAGAGTTTAGAAACAAGGTTATATCTATTTGGAATGATGTGAAAGATTCCGTAATTGGTGTATTAAAAAATATAAAGGACTGGGGAATTGATACTTGGAATTCTGCTAAAGAAATGGCATCAAATGCAGTTGAGGGTGTCAAAGATGCTTGGTCAGGAACAAAGGAATGGTTTTCTAACACCTGGAAAGGTATTAAGGATGGGGCCACAGGTTTATTTGATAAAACAGTAGAGACTTCAAGAAATGCAGTCGATAGTGTAAAAAATGCATGGTCTAATATGAAGAAATGGTTTTCTGATACTTGGCAAAGTATAAAAGATTCAGCCAGAGAAAAATGGAATGAAATTAAAGGTTCTATTATGTCGGTTGCTGGTCCATTGATTACAGGTATAAAGAATGCATTTTTACATGTTACTTTTTATCTAGAGACCTTATGGAATAATTTAGTTGAGATTGGTAAAAACGTCTTTGAGATTTTAAAAAATGTTATACTTGCGCCGGTTTTGTTTATTACCTCCATGATTTCTGGTGGATGGGAAGAAACAAAAAATAATATGATTGCTGTTTGGAATAATATTAAAGAAAGTGCCATAAATATTTGGGAATCTATAAAGAATATATTTGTAAGTTATTTTACAAATATTTATTTTGCTGCACTCAATATTTGGACAGGGTTCAAGCTTACATTGATAAATATTTGGAATGAAGTGGTAAATCAAGCTAAATCGATTTGGTTAAACATAAAGTATTTTTTTATTAATCTTTGGATTGATATAAAATATTTTGCAATTCAGAAATGGATTGAATTGAAGTTTTCTATTATTCAAACTTGGATCGATTTAAAATATAATGCCATTACTACTTGGAATAATATTAAACAGTTTTTCAAAGATACTTGGAAAAATATTAAAGATACGGCATACAATACGTGGATTTCTATAAAAAATACCATGATTAATACATGGAATAACATTAAGGACTCTTTCTGGAATATTGTTACTGGAATTGTTAATTCTGCTGAAAATGCATGGACAAATCTAAAAAATGGTGTTTCAAATGCTATTAATCGGGTAAAAGAAATCTTTAATTCGTTAAGGGAAGTCAATTTATTTGAAATTGGCAAGAACATCATTGATGGACTTATAAATGGTGTAAAAGAAAAGTGGAATGCTTTGAAAGATACTATCAAAGGTATTGCAGGTAATATCAAAAATTGGATTAAAGGAGCTTTAGATATTCATTCTCCATCAAGATGGATGCGTGATATGGTTGGTAAAAATATTGTTCAAGGTATTATCGTTGGTATTGATAAAGAGCAAAGTAAGTTAGATCAAACCATGACAAATTTAGTAAAAACACCGTCTGTTCAACCTGTAGTAAATGGAATAAGTCACCTACCAATTACACAAACAAAGCAAAATATATCTGCTAGTGAAACAAAAGAAATTCATTTACATTTAAATGTTTATGGAGATTTACCTGATTCAATGGTTCGGAAGATTACCACAAAAATTAAAACAGAATTGACAAGACAAATGAAACGAGATGCTGGTGCAGTAGGAGGAACATTATATGCAACTTAAGAGAGGACAATTTTTTATTAATCAACATTATTCTTCTGAATTTAATGTGTATATTCAAAACAGGCCTGCTTCTGTTTCAGCTAGTCGAGTAATTGAATTGAGAGAGCGAGAAGGAAATGATTCTATCATTATTGATAAAGGCTATTACAGAAATGTGACTAGAAAGATTGAGTGTTACTATAAAGCACCTTCAATTGATGTGGTGCAGGAGTGGGAAGATCGAATCACTGAATGGTTAGATATGTCGTCTTATAGTGATTTTATTCTTTACTATGATGAACAATATATTTATCAAGCTGTAGTAATAGAAGGACCTGAATTTAAAGGAACAAGAAAAACAGGAAATATTGTCCCTTTTGAATTTACAGTGAGCATTCGACCATTTAAGGAAAATTACAATGGTAGATTTACTATTCGACAAACAGAAACTTTTGAAATTTATAACCCAGAGAAGTATTCTTCAAAACCGCTTATTAAATTGAGTGGTTCTGGAGATGCTTCTTTTTATATTAATAAGGACAAATATGATTTGAAATCGTTGGACAGAGAATTATTTATAGATTCTAAATTAGAAGAGGCTTACCGAAAATTAGATGGTAATTTAGAACATCAGGATCAAGTCACTTTATTTTTAGATTTTCCATTTTTATATCCTGGAAAAAATGAAATTAAATGGACGAAAAATATTCATTCATTTGAAATAATGCCTAGGTGGTGGAGAAAAGTATGAAACCAAGAATATATAGTCCTACTGAAACAGATTTCTCAACGAATGGCTTAGGAATTTTAAAGGATTGTACAAGATGTGAAATATATGAAGTAGCTAATGGAAAATATGAATTAGAGTTGGATTATCCTTTAGGAACTAGATTTGATGAATATTTTGAAAATGACTATCAAATAAAAGCAAAGCCAAACGATCAAGAAGAGTATCATATCTTTTTTATTGATGATAAAGATATAGATACTTTTTTAAATACAGTAACTATTTATGCTCAGAGTCGTACAAATCGACTTGGAAGACGGGTAGTCACTCTTGCGGAAGTAGACTCTAAAACTGGTCAAGAAGCGATATCAATTATTGAAACCAAAATGGATAAAAAATCTGACATACGACTTTATTCTGATATTACGGCCGTTTCTAGCACAATCTTTGAAGCGAGAAATGTTTTAAATTGTATTGCTGGTGAACAAGGATCATTGCTTCAATATTGGGGTGGAGAAATTAAACGTGAACCATTTAAGCTTTCTTTGTTAAAGCGAAGAGGTCGCAATAATGTTGGAACGATTCGGTATGGAAAAGATATGTCTGGTTTAAAGGTCAAATTAGATTGGACAGGTATAAAAACAAGACTTATTCCATATGCTGATCCTCAAAGTGAGGTAGGTACGACTAATCGAATTTATGGTTCGCCAGTAGATAGTGCCTATATTAATAACTATCCTGATGTGTATACAGAGCATGTTCAGTTTACAGAAGAACAAGGAGTAAAAGACATTAAGAGCTTAAATAAAATAGCTAAAAATTACTTTAAAACGATCAATCCTGGCTGTGATAAGCCTAAAGTTTCTATTACGGTTGAATTTGATAAGTTGACTGATAGTGAAGAAGCGAAAGAATTTGCGAAGATTAGAAATTATGGTCTGTTTGATACATTTAAAATATATCATAAAAAATATAATATTTATCTTGAATCAAAGGTTAGTGGACTACAATACGATTCTTTATCTGAAAAAACTTTGAAATTAGAAGCAGGAGACATTCAAGTTGCTTTTTATCAGCAACAAGCTGTAACTATTCAGGATAAATTAAAAGATTATGCAACGAATAATTATATGAGTGATTTTAATGATTATGTTTCTTCAATGATTACAGGTCAAGGCAGTGCAGGAGGATATGTAAGTTTATGGCCAAAAGAAAAACCTTCCAACATCTTTATTATGGATAATCCAGATTTAGAAAAGGCAAGAGAAGTACTAAGAATGAATAAAAATGGGATTGCTTTTTCTAAGAAAGGATGGCGGGGGCCTTTTACTTCAGCTTGGACATTAGATAGTATATTTAATGCCAATTTTATACAAACTGGATTAATCAAAGCAGATATCTTTCAAAATTCTTTTAACAAGACTGGAGATGTATTGAAATTAGTTAATGGACTACTCCAAATTTGGAACAACAAAAAGAAAATAATGGAGTTAACTAAAAAAGGAATGGAATTTTGGAATTCTAAGGGTTCAATTGGAACGATTGGAACAACTGATTCTGCTGGTAATCCTTTTCCTGGGGCTTCTACTCCAACCCCTATTGAAGATAATTCTTTAGTTATTCGTACAAATGGAGACGGCAAATATATTTTGATTTCTCCTAAAGTAGGAAAAGGATTAGTTTTATTAGGAAATGGTAAAGCAATTTATTTTGGAGACTTAGATGTACAAGGAAAACTTACAGTTAAAGGAAAAGAAATAATTCCTGGACAAGGTGGTGGTCCATCGGGAGGTGGAGAATCTACTGGTGGGTATCCTAGTGAATTAAAAACAGATGCAGAAAAGAGAGCTTGGAGAATTTACGATATTTTGTGTAATAACGGATTTACGAAACAATCTGCATGTGGAATATTGGGGAACATTCAACAAGAAACAGGAGGAACTTTTGATCCTGATACTGTTCAAATAGGTGGACCAGCATACGGATTAGTTCAGTGGGATGGTTCTTCATATCCTCTTGTTGGTCCAGCAACATGGGATGGAAAAGTTTATGTTCAAAACTTATTTAATGCTGCAGGTATTAAAGAACCAATAACGAGCTTAGATGCACAAGTTCGATTGCTTATTTGGACATTTACAAATGGACAATGGATGGGCGTAGTACAACCTACGACGGTTGATGGATTTAAGGCCTGTACTGATCCAAGACAAGCAGCATATGCTTTTGAACGAAACTATGAACGTCCGGCAGCGACACATCCTGAACGTCAAGATTATGCAGTTAACTGGTATAACAAATTTAAAGATTTAAAACCAGGAGGAGCTACTGGAGAAGCAGGACTAAAACATTTAGAGTCTTTGATTGGACAACGAATTGGCAATGGTCAGTGTTATGGCTTGTCTGCAGAATATTCAGGATATCTGGGTGGTTGTGGCATGGGTGCTGGAACAAAATATGGTTTAACTCATGTGATAGGAAATACTTCTGCAGCATCTGATATTGGTATTGCCTATGATTGGTCTGCTGTTGGTTGGAAAGTGATTCAAAACCCTAGATATGATCAATTAGTAGTTGGTGCAATTATTAATTGGGCAAGAGGTGGACAAGTGGGTTCATGGTTTGCAGACGGAACTTATGGACATACTGGCGTTATCCGAGGCTTAGCTAATGGTCGTATGCAAACTTATGAACAAAACACAGAGTTAGGTATGATTTGTGGAAAGTTAGATCGCCAGTATTATAGTGCAAGTGCAATTTCTTCCATTGTCATACCACCAAAATAGGGAGGTGATTTAATGGCAAAGTGGAATGTCATATTAAGTACAACAGAACCCTATAATTACGTGGGGATGATTCAAGTTCGACAAGGCAATAAAAACACTGAAGTTATGGAAGCTACAATTGTCGAAAATGGTCTTCCATATGATTTATCAGAATGTAAGGTATATTTTGAATCAGTTGTTGGCGGAAAATATCCAGTCCAATTAGAAACAAGAATTGTGGATGCTAAAAAAGGGAAAATCAAATATATTTTTGATAAATATTCCATGCAGTGTTTGCATCGACAAACAGCCAATTTCATTATATTTAAAGGAGAAGACTTGATTGGAACAACTCAAGACTTCTCCTATTTTGTCATCAATGCTGTTTCAAAAACAGAAGGAGAAATGGGTTCTTATTGGCAATCAATTGAAGATTTAATTGCTGATATGACAGATTTTATTAATGAAAATAAAGGCGATTTTACGGACTGGATGAATGAAAGGAAAGAAGAATTTGATCGCTGGAGAGAAGAACAGGAGAATAGTTTCCAAGATTGGAGAGAAGGACAAGAATCAGATTATTTGTCATGGTTTGAATCAATCAAGGATATTTTGAAGTCTATCGATCCAGGTGGAGTAATGTTAGCCGAATTAATGGATGCACGTGTTGATATTCAAGGAGTTCGTCATGCGTCTATTTCAGAGCGCTTGCTGGCAGATATGGATTATCTATATCAGAAATTACGAGCAACACTTTTCACGATTGAATACGGTGAGATTGAAGTGACTGATATTTTGCAGGATGATCTCTTTTCAGATAATCACGAAGTCGAAAAAGTTGGAACTGTAGAATTTCCAATTGAAGAAGGAGCTTTGATTATTGCAACTGTTGATGATCCAAAACAGAATGTTTTCACTCTTGAGAAAGTTGGGGTGATTTGATGGTTAAAGTAAAGAGAATGATGGAGACTGATGAATCTGGTGTTAAACGTCAATTTATGCCAATTACACATGTTTCTGCAGTTTTAGGCTTAGAAAAAATGATATCAGGACAATCAAAAGTTCTTTCGGTTAATGGTAAATATGGTGCAGTCATTTTAACGAAAGCTGATTTAGGATTAGAGAATGCAATTACTGAACTACCTTATGCAAGCGAGACAAGCGATGGTATTCTTACTGCTGAAATGTTTCAAAAGATCGTAAATGGAGAAGGTGGAACATATATTTTGCCGATTGCTACTCCTGAACAATTAGGAGGTATAAAAGTTGGGGAACTCTTAGAAGTTACTGAAGAAGGTGTTTTATCTGCAACTAAGCAAACAGACTTCAATTTCTCTGAAGAATTAAAGGGAAAATTAGAATCTCTAAAAATATTAAAAGCAGGTGCAAATATATCAATTGCAGAAGATGGAACAATTAGTTCTACAGGTGGTAGTGGGACTGGTGGTGTTAATCAGTCATATGTAGATCAAAAATTCCAAGAAGCTGTAAATCAAGCAGAAAGTTACACAAACGAAAGAATTCCAAATTTTACTTTTGAAAAAATCGGGGAGGTATAGAAAATGACAGATATCGTAAAAATAAAACAAAGCGGTGTACAGGTTTATCCACAAACTCATTGGAATGCTATAGAAGGCAAACCAACAACGGTGAAGGGAGATAAAGGCGATCCTGGCCAAGCAGCAACAATTACCATAGGAACCGTTTCTAGTGGTTCAACCGCTTCTGTTACGAATGTAGGAACATCATCTGCAGCTAGATTTAATTTTGTTTTACCAAAAGGAGATAAAGGTGATCCTGGAATAAATGCCACAACTACAGCTGTAGCTACAACTACAGCAAATGGGTTGATGTCGTCCACAGATAAAACTAAGTTGGATGGAATTGCAGCTGGAGCACAGAAAAATCCAGGTAATGCTACAACTACGACAGCAGGTTTAATGTCAGCAACCGATAAAGTGAAACTCGATGGATTAGCCAATATTACATTTGAGAAAGTGGGGACGGTTTAATGGCTGATATTGTTCAATTAAAAGAAGACGGAGTTGCTAAATACTTAAAAACGCATGTAGAAGCTATTGATGGTAAAGAAGCATTGGTGCAGACAGATGGAGACCAAGCCATTGCAGGACATAAGAATTTTTCAGGTTCTGTAACAATCAATAATAAACGTGTTTTGACGACTGATGATAACAGATATGAAGTGGTAAATCTGGTTGTCACTAACGGTAATACAGGGACAGCAAAACTTTATCGTGAAGGAAAAACAGTTTCTATATATTTTGTGGCTTTAAACGGAAAAAGTAGTGGCGGGAATGATTCGGTTATTTTAACTGTTCCAGAAGGCTATCGGACACCAATTAGTTTTGAACAACTGGTTGGGTCAATAGACCGTTCTACTTTGAACAGTGCTCAACTATCTATTGGCGCAGACGGAGCCATTAAATGGAGAAGAAATTCAAGTTATGGATCAGCTTATTCATTTGTTATCACTTATTCAATTTAAGGGAGGAAATCTAATGAAAGTAGTTTACAAATCAATCAAGCCTTACGGATTCGAGCAAATCATTTTGAACAATCAAGAAAATATCCCTGAAAACTGTACAGAGATTAAACCACCAGTTCCTAACTGGAGACCAAGATTTGATTTTGATAAAAAACAGTGGGTTGAGTTAGCTACTGAAGAAGAGAAGAGTGGCACAGCGGTTGACGATATTGAAGATGTCGATCAGTTGAAGCAATTAAATGCTCTACTGACAAAACAATTGGCGATATCGGTACAGGAACAAGAAAAAATGCAACAAATGTTAGCTCAATTGACGATGGAAGTCGCAAGTATTAAGAATGGAGGGAAAAGTAATGAATAGTTTTCCGGGCTTTGAAAATATAAAACAATTTTATGATTGGGGATGTTATACGGACCAAGATTTACTTGACTATGTAAACATGAACTGTTTAACAAAAGACCAATATAAGCAGATTACTGGAAATGAAATTTAATTAAGCACAAAGTTAAATAAAAAGCGTACTCAAACGAGTGCGCTTTTTTGCATAAAGGAGAAATAGATATTGGAAAAATATTTAAATACATTCTCAGTAATGACAGGGGTGATAGGCGGGACAATTGTTGGTTTATTGGGAGGGATGGACAATATACTACATGTTTTAATTTTTCTTGTGGGTGTGGACTTCTTAACTGGACTTGCTAAGGCATGGAAATTGAAAGAAATAAGTAGTGAGATAGGTTTCGAAGGATTGTTGAAGAAAGTCTTAATCTTCGTTGTGATTGCCGTTGCGGTTGAAGTACAGAAAATCGTTGGGAATTCTATACCTCTAAGAGAAATAGTTATTATGTTCTATGTTGCAAATGAAGGGATTAGTTTTTTAGAAAACATTTCGGTATTCCTTCCTTTGCCAGATAAGTTAAAAGAGGTATTCCAACAAATACGAAATGATACTGAAAATAAAGACCGAGGAGGAACCAAATGAAAAAGAAAATCTTTGTAGGAGCTATTATAGCTCTTTTTTTATTGCCAATAAACGCCTTTGCTTACACGATCAACAATGAATTCAATTTGGGCGCAAACGAAGGTAGTTCTCAAGTAGCAAATAACCAATACATCCTATTGCATGAAACAGCAAACGAAACTGCGACAGGACGAAATGAAGCGCAGTACATGAAACGTTCTTGGTACAATGCCTATACAGCGTATATTGTTGGCGATGGTGGGATCGTTTACCAAGTTGGACAACCTGGTTATGTACAATATGGCGCTGGTTCATATGCTAATGCAAATAGTCCTGTGCAAATCGAACTGCAACATACGCACGATAAAGTAACGTTTGAAAAGAACTACAAGGCATACGTTGAATTGGCTAGAGATTCAGCAATGAAATATGGTATTCCATTAACGTTGGACACTCCTTATAACCAACCGGGAATCAAATCGCATTTATGGGTAACACAAAACATCTGGGGCGATCATACAGATCCTTACGGTTATCTTTCTGAAATGGGCGTAAGTAAAGAAAAATTAGCATATGATTTAGCTCATGGATTTACCGATGAAAATCCAACAACTTCTGAAAACAAGCCTGTCATTGATCCAACACGAGCTGGTGCAGCTAATCCTACACTGACAGATGGAACGAATTACGCCCACATTGATCAGTTTGGAGAAATCGAAAATGCAAATTTGCATGTAGCTGGATGGCACATTGCTAACTATAAATACGAGTATATCTTCATTATGGATTACAATACTGGGAAAGAATTAGCTCGAGTAAGAGCTGATGGAATTTATAGATCAGATGTAAATCAAGCTTATAATACTTCTGGAAATGTTGGCTATCATGTATCTTTTAACATGCGTAACTTCCCTAATAAGAAAGTCTATGTCATGATGCGGGCAACGAATGATCCAGAGGGAAACACTAAAGGCGGTGCGCAAGATTTCCATGACAAACGTTGGTATTTAAATATTCCTAAACGATAAAAATAGCTCCTCGTTGAGGAGCATTACATAACTATATTGACAACTATAAAAATCATTCGATAAAATAGTGATGTTATCGCATATCTTCACTATCACCCATAGCTAATCACACTCCAAAATTATGCGATAACAGGATTGTTGCCACACCTTCTACTGGTTGATTGTTTATGGCTTTATGTGGCAACAACCAGTACCCTTAGCTTAGTTGGTCAGAGCAGACGGCTCATAACCGTCCGGTCGTAGGTTCGAGTCCTACAGGGTACATAATTTAATCTATTTGATAAAAAATAAAATTCAATAATGGTATAATAAAATGTCGGCTCGTCGCTTCCACAGAGATTTTCGTGGGAGGAGGTGTATGATTTGTTTGAATTCACTTTGGAGCACGTGCTCTTGCCATTGTTAATTGGTTTAACTTTGGCATTATTTAGTCATTGGCTAGATAAACATTAGAGCCGACAATGGCGCTTACTGTTTCGCAGCGGTAAGCGTCTTTTTTTGAAAAAGAAAAAAACACAACGTATTCGCAGGTACGTTGTGTTTATGGTGTATATTTGTTTAAATTCACTTTCAATTATTATTATACTTGTTAAATAAATTGTGTCAATATAAAAGATATTTTTATACGTGTACTAACCTATATTATCCTTCCGGAATATATAAGTTAGTACACATAAATTATATAAGGAAATTTACTGTTATATTGCCATCTGGAAATACTATTATGTTATCGATAATTGAACGCCATAATGCATTTTTTTCTTCTTCCGAAGATTCTTTATAAATTTCATCGAATTCTTTTGATAGAATAAATTCGACATTTTTTATATCTATTTTAGCTGGCTCTACTTCAATTTCATTTAATTCTTTCATTAAAGCTTCTCGATCTTTTTTGTATTCCTCTAAGTCTATAACTTCATTCAAGTAGGCTTTCTTCAATCTATCTAATTTATTCTCAATATTTTTCTTACTATTTTTCTTTTTAATAATCTTTGGTTGTTTTTTTGAATAGTTTATTTGTATTTGTTCAAATTTTTGTTTAGTAGCTTCAAAAATATAACGTTCTAAATTTTTTTCGTAAAAAGCGCGCTTATTTGTGCAACGTAATTTATTATTTCTTCGTTTTACACATCTATAACAAGTCCTTTCGTATATAGATTCTGTACCGTCTTTTTTCTTATATCTTGCTTTAATAGTTTGACCAGCTACTGATCCCTGACAGTCAGAACATTTTAATAAACCTTTAAAAATGTAATCACGTTTTGCATTTGTTTTTAAATTTTTAGGTAAGGCTTTTTGAACAGCATAAAAAAGTTTTTTATCAATAATAGGAGGACAGTAATTTTTATTATTTCTTAATTCACCAATGTATTTTTTGTTCGTCAACATATTTTTAACACTTTGATAATCTCTAACGATTCCATACTGAGAGCCTAAATAATAAACAGTTTTTCTTAAACTACCACTAGAAAGAAAGTAGTTGAATATATCTATCACGATAGGAGCATCATCATTTATTACTAATTTCTTATTTTCTATAGAGTAGCCTAACGGAGTTTTCCCGCTTACTACTTCACCTTGTGCAATTTTATTTGCCATAACAGCTTTGATGCGTTCTGAATCAATTTGGGCTTCCAATTCAGCAAAACTCATTACTTGTGCAATGAAAGTTCTGCCATACGCTGTAGTTGTATCATAATATTGTTGAGAAACAGCATTCCAAGAAACATTGTGTTTTTCTAAAATTTCTTGAGTGTTTAAATAATGTCGTAGATTTCTAAACCATCTATCTAATTTTGTAAATAAAATTAGATCTATTTTATTTTCTTTTACATCTTGTAATAGTTTTTGAAATTCATCACGATTTATTTTTTGACCAGAAATACCACCGTCTACATATTCATTAACTACTTTCAAATCCTTGTGTTGTTCGATATATTCATAGAGGGTTTCTTTTTGTTCTCTAAGACTATCTCCATGTTTGGCTTGTTGTTCAGTTGATACTCTCATATATAATGCTACTCGTTTCATGTTATCTCCTTTCGAATGTATGTTCTTATCGTTGTAAAAGAAAAGCCCGAAGGCTAATCTTTTTACTACACATCTGTTAATTCTAATGATCTTCTGTATTGTTCAGCTTGAGCTAGTTTAGTAAAAGATACAGTTCCGTTATAATTTTCTAAAACAACTTTTTCAATTTCATCAAGAGATACTTTAAAGAATTCTTTTCGTTGATTAACTTTATTGACTTCGTTTTTTCTAAAATGCGAATGTAGTTGATTTTCTAATGTTGGTGCATCTTCTGAAAATATCATTGCATGAACATCAAATTCAAAAGGTACAGAAGCGCTACTAAGTTCCTTAATTCTATCCATAGGTTCTAACCGTCTAGTCATTCCTATTTTATAGACATCTTCACCGAAAGATCCGATATTACTGATGACATAAACATAGCCAGCTCTAGTATTAAGTTCTCTTTGCAATACATCTTCTTTGACAGTTTCTAGTTCTCTTAATTTCTCTTCCAGTTCTTTAATTTTATCAGCATAGAGTTCTTTTTCAACATCAGCACTAGCTTTTTGCATGTATGCCATTAACTTAGTTATCTCTGAGTTAAACTGTCGTTCTTCTTTATCAATGCGTTTCTTTTCACGTTCTATTTCACGTCTTACCTTTTCTTCTTCAATCATTTGTTCTTTTATTGCTTTTTGCTGTTCTTTTTCATCGTTAACTTTAACTATGTATGAATAGTTGAGTTCTAATTCTTGAAGTTTTAATTCAAGTAATTCTTTTTTGAATTCTGCTTCATCGTTTTTAAAAAGCTTGTTTATTTTATCAAAAGTTCTTATAATTTTTTCTCTAGTTGAATCTACGTTAGAAATAGTAAGTTTATTGAGAAGTCCAGTTATTTCTGATTCTAATGGTATAAGCATTTTCTTTTTAATATTATTAGCTTCTCTATTATTCAAATAAGAAGGAATATTAATTGCACCGTCTAAAATAAAATCCTTTTCTTTAATCTTTAATAAAGAAAGTTTGTTTTTTATTTCGGATGAAGAAGTTTCATCTATATTCGGAATAATTACTGATTTATAGATAGTGACCAGAGATGTGTCATATTTTTGATTAATTTCATCGTCTAACCGCTGGCTTTCAGCATTAAGAATATCAATTTTGTTTTCTAGCGTTGACAAGTTTTTATTCAATTTACTTATGTTTTTCTCTTTTTCAGATATAAACGTTTCCCTAGCATTTAATTCTTGAGAATATTCCTTTACCTTACTCTCTAAGGCAGAAGTTTTATCTTTTAATTTTTTAGCTTCAGATAATTTGCTACTACCCATAATTATTAAAACTATTCCAACTAAAAACAATAGTACTCCCATTCAAAACGCCTCGCTTCTTTTATAAAATAATTGTCAAAATCATATAAACCCTTACCGAAGTTGACGGCTCCGGCATGGGAATTTTTTTAAAATACAACTTTTCCGATAATTCTAATCTGTTCTGGCGATACAATTCTATCTTCGTATAAGTCGTTTATAGAACGTAAAATGATTGTTTGATTTTCGTAATCTTTATATATCTCTTTACATGTAACTCCGTCACCACCTAATTCCACAATAGCAATTTCCCCATCTTCTACGTCCGGTTGTTCTTTAACGAATACGAATTGTCCATTCCTGATAACAGGTTCCATTGAATCGCCTATAATAGGTACTGCGAAGTCAGCAGCACTTGGAACTCTCTCAAATTCTTCCTCTTCGACAACCGTATCACCGTAAGTAAGTTCTGTTGGATTGGCAGCCGAAGCCGAATTGTGAACAGTTGGGATTTTTTCTTTTTTAGGAAAATCTAGGACATTTTCTTGTTTTTGTTCTTCTAATCGATTACTTGCAAATTCATAGGTAGCAACTTTATTTTCGTCGTTAAGCTGATTATATATAGGAAGGATATTATATATCTGATTAGATATAGATAAATCAATATTCATCAAATCATCTATATCAACATTGAATATCTTAGCTATCTCATTTAAGGTTTTTAATTTTGGTGTATATTTTCCTTTTTCCCATTCGCTTATTGAGGATGAACTTTTTCTTCCTAGTTTTTCGGCTAGTTCTTGTTGATCAATATTATACTTTTCTCTAAGAAACTTTAGATTTTCAGCGAACATAGTAACACCTCCTTGAGTTAATTGTAACACCGTTTCGGAAAAAATGTAACAGGTTTCTTAGAAAATATTTTAGTGTTTTTAAAGAAGTATTTACGCAAAATAGAAATCGATTTCAGGAAAACTGAAATATGCACTTGACTTCGGAAAAACCGAAGTATATAATTTAGTCAGAAAGTTAAAGAGAGGAGGCGAATAAAATATGGATACCGCGAAGAAAGAAAAATATACATTGAGACAATTAAGAGCTTTAAAGGGTTATTCAAAAGAAGAACTGTCAAGGAAAAGCAAAGTGACATCAAGAACAATATTTATTTACGAAAACGATGTAGATAAAATGAGGAACGGAAAGTACGCCACTCTAGAAAAAATTGCTAAGGCATTGGGTGTTAGAGTTTCCGATATTTTTTTAGACCCTGATTCGGAAAAACCGAAATCAATAACAGGTGAAACAAAACAAGTCAGCTAGGAGGTGTGAATAGTGGAAGAGAAGAATATAAAAGTACCGACTCTTGAAGAATATACAAAAATTGTTGTCGAAACAGACGAGCAGAACCCGAAAACAATCGCAGTTATTACGGCGAATGATATTGAATCATGCGAAGGTTTTCGAGTTCGAATGACCCCTAGATATGATTAATGTTCTTTATCACGTGGAGGTATAGGATCGTTTCCAAAACTATCTTTTGATTGTATTTGTCCATTCTTTTTTTGGACAATAAACTCTGATTGCTGTTTTTTAGAAATCTTTTTACCATACTCAACAGCATCTGATTTATTATCAAATAGTTTTGTATCTTCGGAATTACCTTCACCACGTACAGCCCATTTGCCATTTCTAGGAGATACCCATTGATTTTTACCCATAACAATTCACCTCGCTTTCAAGTTAATTCTATTAAGAGGTGAAAAGAAAACAAACTGATGGAGGTGAGATTGTGAGTAACAAGCCAAAAATCACTTTGAATGGCACACCTAATCTTCAAAGATTAGCAGATGAAATGGCTAGAATACGTTCTAGACATTGGGGAGTTACTGTGGTGGCAACCATAATTGAACAAAAAGAAAAGCCCACACAGCCGGCAAGCAAGTAGTGGGCACCATAGAACAATAATATTATATCACACACTCGCCACTTCCGAAAAGAGGAGTTGCTGCTCTCCTTTCAAGTTTGCCAAAGTCCACGTTTCTTCATTTTGGCAACTCCTCTTCTTGGAGGTGGTGACGGCGAGAGACGAAGGAGGGATGACATGAAGGAAGAATCAAAAATAGGGATTTTGAATGAGAACAATTACACAAGATTAATTATTGAAACAGAAGAAGGGGAAAAAGTAGCAGAAGTTACATTGACCGATGCAACTCCTGCTGACGGTTATCGTATTCGATTAACTCCTAAATATGATTAACCTTTTGGTGGGTGTGGATCGTTTCCGTGACTATCACGGCTTTGAATTTTTCCATCTCTGCCATGAATAAATAGCTCAGATCCTTGATTTTTAGAAATCTCTCTAGCGATTTTTACTGCTTCTGATTTTGTATTAGTATGTGCAGTCGCTTTAGAATTTCCAGCACCTTTGACATTCCAACCACCATTGGAATTAGGTACAACATGTTGATTTTTTCCCATAGTTTTCACCTCCATTTCTATAGAAATATTTTATCAAATAGAAATGGAGAAATTCAATAAACGAAAGGAGGGATCAAATGACATTACAAGAGCATCAACACTTGATGCGAAAACTAAATCAGGAATACCACGAGGAAATGAAACCTAGATTGCTAGGGGAACAATGGCGTGAACGCCAGAAGAAGTGGTTAGAAATAAAAAAGTGACTCAGCCGTCCAAAGCAATGAGTCACAAACCAAAAATTATACCTAAGGAGATTTTATCACATGAATAAGAAAATTGAAAATCTTATCGAAGAATTGAAACGTGAATGCCAAAAGCAAGGTGTTTCTATTATTTGTACAGCCCAAAAAGAAGGGGAACTTAAAAGTCTCGTTTATGGTGAGACAACAGAAATTTTACTTTGTCTTGCTATGCAAGAAGAACATTTAGATGAAAATCTCCCATTGTCAGCACATATTATGCGTAGAATTGCTGTGGATGCTTACGAACAAGCGAAAAATGAAGAAGAAAATCAACCTTCAAATCATACTTTTGTTATTAATAACAAGGAAGATTTAGCTGATGTGATGACTCGTATTCTCAAGGGGGAATTTCAATGATGAATGAAAAAACAATTGATCTACTCATTATTTTATTTTTCACGTTAGTGATTGTAGCGAAAAGTTATGTAATCTTTGGCTTGTTATTCGCAATTACCATGCTTGTGCTTTGCGTGTTAGCAAGCAGAAAAGAGGTTAAACATGAACGAGTTAGCAAATCTTGACAACTATTTAACTGATCCTGATTATGCTAAACCACCATATGAAGCGCCAATTGATGAGGAGGATGAAGATGAGTAAATCTACCTTAGAAATGAGCCATCAAGAATGGCTCGAAGACCGCAAAAGAGGTATTGGTGGCTCAGATGTTGCAACCGTACTTGGATTAAACAAATACAAATCTCCTTATCAATTGTGGCTTGAGAAAACGGGTCAAATTGAATTGAAAGATTTAGAAAGCGAACCAGCTTATTGGGGTAATGTTTTAGAAGAAGTGGTTGCTAAAGAGTTTCAGGAACGTACAGGCAAAAAAGTACGCAGAAGAAACCAAGTATTTGAACATCCATTACATCCATTTTTAAGAGCAAATATTGATCGGGAAGTAGTGGGAGAAAATGCCATTCTGGAATGTAAAACAGCCAATCAATTTCTCGGAAAAGAGTGGGAAGGTGAAGAGGTACCGCTTAGCTATCTCTGTCAAGTTCAGCATTACATGAACGTTTTAAACAAAGACTATTGTTATATCGCTGTTTTGATCGGTGGACAAAAATTCATTTGGAAGCGGATTGAACGAGATCAAGAGCTGATCGATACAATCACTGAACAATTAGTAGAGTTTTGGGAAACGAACGTTCTTGGAGGTATCGAGCCTGTAATTGACGGAAGTGGAGCGACTGCTGACTTCTTAAAAGAAAAATATGCAGATGTAGAAGAAAATCAAACAGCTCTACCATCACGTTTTGATGAACTTATCGAGCAAAAAAGAGAACTCAAGCGGACGAAAAAAGAAATTGAATCATCTATTCGTCAAGTAGACAACGAGATCATCAGTGAGCTAGGTAAACGTGAAGCCAGTATCGGTATCACACAAAGAAACATTATCAGCTGGAAACTTGTTCGTACAAGACGGATGAACACGAAGAAACTAGCAGAGAAATATCCAGATGTCGCAAATGATGAAGAGATTTATAACGTTACTGAATCAAGAAGGCTAACCGAAAAGGAGATCAAATAATATGGCAACAAATGAATCGTTAAAAAATCAATTGGCAGAAAAGCCACAGAAACAAGTTGCACCAGGACAGTTAGGGCTTAAAGCTCTAATGAATACACCAACAATGAGAAAGAAATTTGAAGAAGTACTTCATGACAATGCTAATGCTTTTATGTCGAATGTTATGACTCTTGTATCTAATGACAGTTATCTTGCAGATAGTGAACCGATGTCTATCATGAGTGGTGCGTTAACTGCTGCAACATTAAATCTTGGGCTAGATAAGAATTTAGGTTATGCATATTTAGTTCCATTCAATAGTAAAAACAAGCAAACAGGAAAATGGGAAAAGAAAGCTCAATTCATGCTTGGCTATAAAGGATATATCCAATTAGCCCAACGATCAGGTAAATACAAAGCATTAAATGTGATCGAAGTTTACGAAGGAGAACTAAAAAGCTGGAACCGACTGACAGAAGAGTTTGAGTTTGATCCAAATGGTAGAACGTCTGATGAAGTCATTGGATATGTTGGCTATTTCGAGTTACTGAATGGATTCAAAAAAACTGTCTATTGGACCAAACAAGAAATCGAAGCTCATCGGATTGCTAACAATAAAGATCGCGATAAGACAAAGTTAAGTGGTGTGTGGGCATCTGATTACAATGCAATGGCACGAAAAACTGTTTTGAGAAATCTTCTTTCTAAATGGGGAATCTTGTCCATCGAAATGCAAGAAGCCACCACATCGGATGAGAGAGTCCAAAGGGTTCAAGAAGACGGCAGCATTATTGCTGAAACAGAAGTTGAAGAAGATATTCCTGAAAGAAAAGAAGCAGAGGTTATATCTGAAGAAAATGAAGATGTACAAACTGGATTATTTGATGCATCTAATCCGCCGTTAAACAAATAATGAGGGAGCTTTCTCCCTTGCTTTTCTAGAGGAGAAATACGAATGAACACAGGATATGTCAAATTACATCGAAAAGTGATGAATTCATTCGTTTGGACCAATCCTTATATGTATAAATTATGGAGCTTGTGTTTGATGAAAGCGAGTCATGAGAATCGCAAGATACTTTTTAATGGAAAAGAGATACAAGTGAACAGCGGAGAATTCGTCACAGGGCGCGATGCTATCACATCTGAGATGAACGAAGGCGTGAAACGTGAACATCAAGTGAACAGCGGTTCTGTATGGAGATGGCTAAAACAATTTGAAAAAAACGGAATGTTGAACATCAAATCAACTACGAAATACAGCGTTATATCAATAAAAAACTGGTCTTTGTACCAAAGCAGTGAACAACAAATGAACATCAAACGCACAACAAGTGAACAACAAGTGCACACAAACAAGAATGAAAAGAATTATAAGAATGAAAAGAATAATAAAACATCATCGTCGCAACCACGCAAAAAGCGTGTTTACGACACCGACTCAGTTTACTACATTCTCGCGGAGGAGTTATTCAAACAGATTTGTCAGAATCAGGAAATCAAAAAGCCGAATCTGCAAAGTTGGGCAGATAACATTCGGAAAATGATCGAGATCGACAAGCGGACCGAAAACCAGGTACGGGGAATGATTGAATGGAGTCAGCACAATGTGTTTTGGGCATCGAATATTTTATCTGCTAAAAAATTGCGAGAAAAATACGACACAATGGCAGCGCAAGCAAATCGTGATTATAAAACAAAACAAACTAAAACGCTTGAATACGAGAAATTTAGCACAGATGAGTTGCCTATTTGAGAGGAGGCGTAGGCATGGAAACTGTTGGGGAAATCATGGAAAAGCTGATACAGAAAGTGCTTGTCCAACGTGGCGAATGTCCTGAATGCGGACAGCCTTTGTATGGATGGCGTACGAAGAACCCTGATGGCTCAGAACGTTGTAAGCCAACCTGTATGCAATGTGGGTATAAAGCATTGCGAGTTCAGGAAGACTTACAAACAGAACGAATTTACAACGAGAGCCTGAAAGCAAGAGCAATCAATTTTTTCAAAGGTGGTTCTGTTGTGCCTAATCAAGCGTTGTTTGATTGCACATTGCAGAATTATCAAATTGTCGATCAAGAAACAAGACAAGCGGTTGAAGTAACCAAACGCTTTGTTAATTCAGTCTTGTTAGGAAATCCAAGTCACCTTGTTTTAACTGGAAAACAAGGAACAGGTAAAAGTCACCTAGCGATGGCAGCGGCTTGGGAAGTCTTGAAGCGATCAAACTACGATAAAAAAATCTTATTTATCGGGTTACAGGAAATGCTGGATCAAATCAAATTTTCGTACAACAATCCTGAACTCAGAAAAACGATTGAGGGATCGTTGATTGCAGATATCAAAACAGCGGATTTAGTCATCATTGATGATATCGGTTCAGAACTAGGAAAAGATGCATCAGATAGTCGAGCGTTTGGCATAAACACGCTAAATTCGTTCTTGGATGCACGACAGAACCTAGCAACGATTATCACAACGAACTTGCTTGGTGAAGAACTGAAAAAAGCTTACGGTACGAGAACAATATCAAGAATGTTTGTCAACTCTGATGGATTTACGATGGTATTTTCTCAAACAGCAGACAAGCGCATAAAACCAGTGAAAGGTAGTATCGCATGAATAAATACCGTAATAAAAAAACTGTTCATCGAGGTATCAAGTTTGATTCTATCGCGGAAGCAGAGTATTACGATCTAGCCTTGTGGCAAGCTGAAGCGAATGGTTGGAAAGTGAAGCTCCAGGAAAGGTTTGAGCTGATGCCGAAGTTTGAACTAGAGGGCAAGAAGTATCGCAAGATCGAGTATATTCCCGACTTCACATTTTACAAAAGCGGCAAGCTGGTCAAAGTCGTAGATGTTAAGGGGATGCAGACAAAAGACTTTAAGATCAAGGCAAAGTTGTTCTGTCATCAATATCAAGTGCCGTTGATATTAGCCAAAAAATATCGGAATACGTTCAAGGAAGAGCGTTTTTAACGAGGTGGTCCATCATGACAACAGAAGAAGTGATTCAAATGCGAATTCGAAGCCTTCGGCGTGAGATTGACGATCTGGAACGAACAAAGGCAGTGATGGTCAATGAAACGGCTAGAAAGGCAATCGATTTGCACATAGAGAATTTAAGAAGGGAAATCCGTAGATTGGAGGAATGAGCGTGGATAAGGAAGCGGCTTGGCGAAAATTAATGTTGCTGATTCAAGATGAGAACTGGCAAGAAGATGAAGCAGTGGTTGCTGAAGTTCAGCGTCTAGGAAAGATTGCTAACGGACGTATACGAAAAAAGCCAGACAAAAGAAAACAGCGCAAAGGGAAAATCGTCGTTGTTTTACACGAAGGCAAAATTTTGATGCAAGGAACAGCTAGTGAGCTGTCTGCAGAAACTGGATATACGCGTGGGACTATTCGAACGTACGCTTGGCGAAATCACACCGATCGAAAAGGGCACGAATATAAGTATTTGGAGGAAGAAAAATGAACGAAAACAAATTAATCAAATTGGGTGTAGCAGGAGCAGTAATCGTAGGTATTGGAGTTATCGGAGGATTTAAGTTCTTCGAAAAAATCGATAATGGATATGTGGGTGTGCGCTATTCAATGAACGGCGGTATCAAAGATGAAGCACTGACGCAAGGTGTGAAATTTGTAGGGATTGACAAAGTGATCCAATATCCAATTCGCTTGCAAACTATCCAATCAAAAAATATTTCAGTATCTACAAGCGACGGCAAAAAGACAACGATTGATATCAAATATGACTACAAAGTTGATTCAACTAAAGCAGCAAAAATGTACAAGGAATTTGGGAATATCACTTCGGAAGATATCGAAAGTGGATGGTTAAAATCTAAGCTTCAAAAGGTCGCTCGTGAAGTTTATGCGAAATATAGTCTGCTTGATGTCCTTTCAGGAGATTCCTCTAAAGTTGAAGCTGAGGTATTAACGAACTTTGCTAAATCAGTTGAATCTAAAGGGTTTGAAGTCGAAGACGTAACACTTGGTGTTCCAGATGTCGATAAAGAAACACAAAAATCAATCGATGCGATCATTCGAGCTGGTCAAGAAAATGAAAAAGCGAAGCTAGACGCAGAAACTGCAAAAACTCAAGCTGATAGTGAAGCTTACAAGAAAACAAAAGCTGCAGAAGCAGAGGCAGAATCTAATCGCAAAGTCGCCGAATCAGTAACAGACAATTTGATTCGTTATGAAGAAGCTCAAGCTCGCAAAAAGCATGGATGGGTAACAGTAAATGGAGCAGATACTGTAGTTACGGATGAAGCAGGCAAATAATATGGGATTCTTTATGGCTAAAATTCTCTTGTTCTTAGGTTTAGTAGGAGCAGCATATCTCGTGTATGCGCTCCTTTCCCAAACTGATGACAAAGAAGATGACAACAACGATGAAATGAAATTTTAGGAGGAGAAATAATGGACGAACTAATCACAAAAGTAGAGCAGTGGGCTAAAGACAAGGGACTGGATCAAGCAGATCCAAAAGCACAGTTTTTGAAAGTAGCTGAGGAATTCGGGGAAATAGCTTCGGCGATGGCAAGAAGTAATGATGAACTATTTAAAGATAGCGTAGGAGACGTTATCGTCACGCTGATTATCCTTTCCATGCAAAAAGGGACAAACGTACAAGAGTGTTTAGAAATGGCATACAACGAAATCAAAGGACGCACAGGGAAAATGGTAGATGGTGTATTCGTGAAGTCGAGTGATTTGGAGGATGTGAAATGAAATACGAAATACCACTAAGTGAAGCGGGCATTCAAGCAATTATCAATGGTCGGGAGGTTAACATAGAACTTCCTGATGGTACTGAATTAGTCATCAGACAAAGTTATTTGAAAGATATGGCAGCTCCAGTATTAATTGATCGTTTTAACGTGACTGATTCTGTGGTAGAGAACCACTTAAAAGAATTTCGATCAAGTATAGACAACACTTTCAGATTAGGGAGTTGATTGACAATGAACACCAGACACCGCAGAGTAGCAAAACTAAGAAAACAGGAACTAAATGTACTAAAGACAAAGTTTGAAAAAGAATATGGAATTTCAGCAGAAGAAACATATAAAGTGGCAAGTCAGTTTGTTGCTGATGCAAGTGATGCTATTCGTAAGTTTGGGATTTCGATATTAAATGATGATCGTAAATGGGAGGAAATGAGATGAAACTAAAAGACGGATTTTACGCTAGCAGTCACGGTATCGGCGGTTTAATGCTAGATATGCCGACAAAGAACCCTAAAACACGCAAGAAATCAAAATTCAAAGTCGGTGACATGGTCCGCTGTGAAGCAGAAGAGTTCGTTTATCCGTTCAGAGGATACGTTAAAAAGATACTGTCAAACTCAGCAATCATTCGTATTGAAAATACAATGAAGTGTGATCGTTCGACTGCAAAACACAAGCATTATTTAGCTGTAGCGAGATTAGTTGACATGGAAGTAATCAAGAGCAAATAAAAAAAGCCGGATCGCTCCGACTGATTCAATAAATCCAACACATTTATTATATCACATAAAGGAGCGGTTTGACTTGATGCAATTGTTACGAGAGGTAGATTTCAAACAGACAAGATGTAATGCGAGAGATGTGCTGAAGAACTTTCGGCGTTTGGAGCGGATGGCAGGTCGCTCTTTGATAGATATTAAGTCGCCGATTATAACGGATATGCCGAAGGCACCGAAGCATGGCAATAAGGCAGAAGACGCGATTATTCAGATGATGGATATAGAAACGGAGAGAGATGCGATTCTAGCGGCTTTGATGGCTCTTAGTCTGATTAGTCGTCAGATACTCTACTACAGCTTCTGTGTGCCAGATAGCTTCTCAAACTACAGGATTAGCCGTGAAGTGGGTTATTCAGAAAGAAGCATACAAAGGATGAAGTCGGAAGCTCTAATAGAGTTTGCAGAAGCGTATAAACACGGAAGAATAATTGCTTATAAATAGGGGGACCATATAATGTGGAAAGATTATGTATCGTTGAAAGAGTTGAAAAAAGATCTTGTTTTCAAAAGAATTGTAGAATGGTCAGAGAGTGAATTAATTTTAGAAGATGGAACCAAAATGGAAGTTGTATGTAGCGAATCAGATTGCTGCGCATGGGCCGAAGGTGAATTCAAAAATGTAAAGCTTGATGCAGTGATTACAGATATAAAGATTTTTGATAAAGGTAACCGTCTCTATAATGGTGACGGACATACCTCTTATGCTGAAGTCGTTGTTTATCATAATCGTAATGAGATCGCTAAAGCAGAATGCACAGCGAATGATGGGAATGGCGGCTACTATTATAGTGTTTGTGCTTTAAAGGTCAAAGACAAACTTTGTATAGTGACTGACGCATAAAAAAATGGCGGTTTTTTGGCGGAATGATGGCGGTTTTTAGCCATTTATCAGTGATATTATGGTAGTGTCGAAAGATTAGTGATAGGTCTGAGACAAAATAATAATAAAAGGAACATCGTTTTATTATTGTTTCACAATTAAGCTTCGATAGACAGCAACGGAAATATTAAGAATAAGGATGTGAATTTTAACTCCTTCTAAATTGTTCTTATTATCTATCATCCGTTGCTGTCTATTGTTACATACAGATCGCTTAGGCGGTCTTTTTATTTTGGCCGAAAACCTACATTTTCGATGGCCGATTATTGGAGGAGGAATAGCATGTTCAAACTATCTGAAATCATTAAGAAGTCCGACGTTGAGAAATTAGAGATGTTAAAAAAGAAGTTGAAGAAATAGCAGTCTCTTCGTGAGGCTGTTTTATTTTGCTCACAAAAATAGACCACTATCGGGTAATAGTGGTCAGGAATTAAATGAAAAAGATGTTAGGGTTGTTAGCTAAGTATAACATCATAACGCTTACAAAACAATGCAAGAA